CTGTCTTACCTGCGAAGCCGTTGCCAAGGTGGTCGATGAGAGGTTGATGGAGTGCGGGCATCGACGGCTGGACTGGATTGTCTGTGATGGTTGCGGTGGAGATGGTCGTGAATGCACAAAGTGCCACGGATTCAAGGGTTGGTGTCTCACCTGCGAAGCCGTCGCCAAGGCCCGCGAGGATGCGCTGGCTGAGGCACAGGCGATAGTAGATCGTTGTGTCAGTCCCATAGACATTTCAGTAGAAATGCGCCGATTGCGAGGTGCGAAATGACACCTAATATCTACACCGTAAATGGTCTTAAGTATGTCTCGCTCGATGCCTACGAAGCCCTCAAGGCCGAGCGCGACCAGCTTCGCCGTGAGATGGATGAAGCCTGGGAGCAAATTACACTCGCAAACTCTGACGCAGGCGATGAAGCACGTAGGGCAAATAAGGTCGAGCTTGATGATGCGCGACCGACTCTATCGGCGCTTCAAGACTTGGTTCGCAAATTTGAAACTGCGCTTGACCTCGCGCTGGCGAAGTGCGCGGAGATAGGCGAGGCCTTGCACTCCATGGAAGTTGATATGCGCCAACGACTTGCCCCACTCCGAGAGGAAAGTCGCAACGAACAGCGTGCGGACGACTTGGAATATTTTGCAGACTACATCCGCAACATCGCCAATAAGGCGACGATTGGACGCCAACCCTTGCTCGACCAACTCAAGGCGCAGCGGGAACGCATCGAGGCGCTGGAGGCGGAGCGGAAAGATGGCCGAGGAGATGGGCGTCGAATCTCACACAGAGATTGACTGTGCGGAAGAAGTCGAAAGGGTCCTCGCCGCGTGCGAGAAGGAGGCCAGCGATGCTAGGTGATGGCGCTTGGCTATTTGTTTTGGGTTTGTCCGCCCTAGCGTTCGAGAGTCTAATTATCGCTCTTTGGGCGGGCGCACCCTGGCCCATTCTATTCGGCCTTGCCATTTTAGGTTTGATATGGTTTCACATTAGTTGGGAATTTTGTGAGGAGGCCAGCGGGCCGGAGGTGAAGCCGTGATAAGGTCAATCCACCAACTGTGCTGCTTGTGTCTAGGTCTGCTGCTATCAGCTAGTGTAGCACTATTCAAAGAGCAGTGGACTTGGGCGCTGCTAGCGGTCTGCGTTCCGTGGGACAAGGTGTTCACCTACATGGACACTGTGCTCACTGAATGGTATGAGCATAGGAAGCAGAAGCGGGTCGAGCGACAAGAGCAGGCTATCTACACGAGGGGTGGCAACTAGCAGATGCTCACCAACGCCAGCGAACACTGCCTCTCCTGTCCTCAACGCGAGGTCGGTCAGAGCCGCATCTTGCCAGACGGACTCGTGAGCAGCGGGGTTGTGCTAGTCGGCGACTCACCTTACAAGGACGAGATTCGCTTAGGCAGGAACTTCAGTGGAGCGGCTGGCTACCTACTTGAGCGCCTGATTCGAGCTGTGAGCCGGGAGCGCAGTGAGTTCGGCGTAGCTAATACCATGTGGTGCTGCCCGCCGAGCTTAGGGTGGACAGACAAGTTTGCTGCTGCCCCAGCCCTAAGCAGTTGCAGAGCACACCTTGACGACTATCTCGCCTCCGTCCGCCCGCGCTGCATCGTGCCTATGGGTAATGTGGCCCTGCGCCGCATCTGCGACATTACAGGCATCGAGGCTCATCATGGCTACGTGCATGAGACTCCCTATGGGCTGGCGGTGCCGACCTTCCACCCCGCCTACTTGATTCGCGGCACAAGTGAAGTTGAGGGCCAGAAGTCTCGCAACCTGCGCTACTTCCCCGTGGTGGTGTTCGCGTTGCAGCGGGCGCTGGAGGTTGCGAGCGGGCGGTTCCAGAAACAGCCCGTCGAATACCTACTCGACCCAAGGCTGGAGGATGCCAAGGCTTATGTCGAACGCTGCCGTGAGCGCCAACTCGCTGACACCAGCGGAATCTACAGCTTTAGCTGTAGTAATGTAGTATCAAGTGAACACAGCTCGGGAGGTGCGCACGTTGCACCGACCCTCAAGACGGGCGAAGGAGCAGCCAGGGGTGACGGCGCTCATAGTGAGGGGGGGAACTCTGACGTAAGCATCCCCCCCTTTGTGGCTAGCCCTGGGGAGAGGCACCTGCTGGTGCCGACGGTCGCTGGGTTGTCGATGAGGATAGACCCGACAATGCCGACGGTCGGCAAGATTATAGGCATAAGCTCTCGGAGCAGCCAGAAGGCTGCGGCCCTGAGCGCAACAGCTTGTGGGCCAGATGCCGCAACCCGTGAGGGCGCGGGGGCTTCTACGTTTCTCAGCCTTTCCCCATCTGGCCCCAACCCCTCGGGCGGCGCGGCCCTCCAAGCGCCAGCCCTTGAGAGCGGCGGTGCGGGCGAGGGTAATCTCTGCCAAGGGCTACCTCCTGCCCGCATCCCGCTTCTATTCCTCGACCTTGAAACGCCGGAATCCTCAGCCTTCGAGGGCCAAGAAGAGGAGCCTCCGCAGTTCGCAGGCCGCAGGCTGAAGCTAGCTGGCCCCATTATCCGCTGTTCGTTCTCGCTATGGCCGGGGACGGCAGTGAGTTTTCCGTGGCAAGAGCCATTCATTAGTTGGGCGAAAGAGGTGATTCAACGTGCTGATACGATTGCAGCCTGGAACGGCTATGACGCTGACTTTCCGAAATTGGGCGCAGAAGGAGTCTTGGGTGCAGGCATCAGAGGACGTTTATCTACCGCCGGAGTACAACCTGTGCTGCTTGACCCGATGTGGGCCTGGCATTTCCTGCAAAGTGACCTACCCAAAGCCCTCGGCTTCGTCGCCCCGTTCTTCTACGACGGCCCGGCGTGGAAGCACCAAAGCGCGTCCGACCCTGCGTACTATAACGCAGTTGACTCAGACGCGGGGCTTAGAGCGCTTATCGGAACTAAGCAAGCGCTAGAGCGCCAAGGCCGTTGGGCGCGCTTCATGCGCCACTGCACCCAGACTCAGCCTATCTTTGAGCGCATGGGGTTCATTCAAGTTGACCGCGAGCAGCAGTCGGCGTTCCAAGCTCGACTGAAGCTGGAGTATGATGTTGCTCACGCTACACTGCAAACCAAGGCACCAGAGAGCATCAAGCCTGTGAAGGTCTGGAAGCGCCCGCCGAAGGATATGGCAGGGGTGCGAGCCGTCAAGGTGCCGACTGGGGAGCACCAAGGGCTGCTGGAACTGGAGGTGCCGGATGAGAATACTTGATGTTTCCGCTGGCAAGAGGGCTGTCTGGTTCAACAAGCATCGTCCGATGGCTACCTACCTCGACATTCGTGCAGAGGTTGAGCCAGACATTGTGGCAGACAGCCGTAACATGCCACAATTTGTGGACTCGACCTATGACCTAGCTGTGTTTGACCCACCCCACGTTAACTTTAGTGCTAGCGCGGAGCTGTCACGGACTTATGGGCACCATACTACAGCGGAGATTCGTGACATCATCTGCCCCACTGGTAAGGAGCTTAGTCGTGTTTTGCGCCCTGACGGGCTGCTAGCGCTAAAGTGGAATGACCACGACCAGAAGCTGAGCAGGATACTTGATTTGCTGCCCGACTTTGAGCCTCTATTCGGCCACAAGGTAGCTCAGCGCAATCTTAGAGTAAGCCAAACTTATTGGGTCATGCTCCGCAATCGGAAGTTCGATGCAAACTGAACCCGTCTACATCACGCATTGGGAGAAGCTACTCGACTTCAACCCTCACTCTTGGCAGCAAGTCGGTGCGCTCATCAAGCACTGCGGCCTCGCCATGCCCCGCAAGCGTGGAGAGGACCGTGCAACCACTGAGGCCAAATACCTGCGCCGGTTCTCCAAGAAGCATGAGGTGTTCAAGTGGGTGCTCGAATGCCGTGAGCGCAAGAAGATGTTGAGCACCTATATGTGGCAGTTGGATGCCGAAGGGAAGGTGCATACAACCTATGGCTACCATCCGAGTACATGGCGCAAATCGAGCCGCAACGCCAACCTCCAAAATATTCCAGAGCGAAGTGACCTTGCAGGGAGCTTCCGGCGAATGCTCGTGGCAAGTCAAGGTCGAGTTCTCATCGAAGCCGACTCCAGTGCAATTGAGGCTGTGCTTGTCGGATATGGCGCGGGCTCTGAGCGATACATTCGCCTCGCCAAAGCGGGGATTCATGGATGGCTAGCCTCCTACTGGCTCGGTTGCCCCATCCCCCTCGACCTACCCGATGGAGAGCTGGCGCGGCGCTGCAAGGAGATGAAGAAGCTCAACCCGCCCGTCTACGAAGCCTGCAAGCGCGGTGGGATTCACGGCCCTAACTACCTGCTCACCTCACATGGCACCTATGACGAGTACGCTGAGCTGTTCCCCAAAGGGCTCAAGCAGGTCAAGGAGCTGCATGAGCTGTACTTCTCCCTGCCTCCCGGCCAAGACGTGAAGCGCTGGCAGCAAGCGACAATGGAACGTGCTCATGCTCAGCACTACCTCGACAACCACTTTGGCTATCGCCACTACTTCTACGACGTGTTCACTTGGGACAGGAAGCGCGAGGGCTGGGGATTGGGCACCGACGCCAAGCGAGCTGTGGCCTTTGTGCCGCAGTCGGATGCGAGCGCCATTCAGACGGAAATCCTGCTCAAGCTCGCTGATACTGCTGTAGCTCCTTGGATGAGGTTGATTGTACATGACTCCCTCATCTTAGAGGCGCCAGAGGAGCAGGTGGACGTGGCTGTGGCACTCACTCAGCAGGTGTTCACAAGCTCGTGGCCGGAGCTGGGTGGGCTCAGCATCGGCTGCGAAGTGAGCATGGGCCGCAACCTAGCCCCCTTCGACGCGGCCACGAACCCAGATGGAATGAGGAGCATATGAGCCGAGTAGCTATCCGGGCGAGGCACATCCAACCCTTTATGAACTTTAACTATTGGATTGAGCTGGACGGAGAGTTCATCTCAAATGAGCTTGACTTGTCTGAAGCAGAGCGTAAGGCCCAGAAGATTGCATCTGCTCTAGGGGAGCAGAAATTTGACCGATTGGACTTCTGGAGTGCGCCTTTGGAAGTCAAGTGTAACTTGATTGAATGAGAGGTGTGTGATGGACTATGAGGAGCTGATGGGATGGTTGGAGAGCATCGACCCGGAGGTTGGCTTACTGTCGCTGTACGATACTTGGGACGGTGAGCGTGTAACAAAAGTGCAGTTAAAGGTTCGACAACTAGCACGTGAACTCAGACGTGAACACTACCTATTCCCCAAGGAGGAACTATGTCACTCGTCGATGACATCAAGAAGTGGGTGAACATCTTCAGTCCGGCAATCGCTGCCATCCCCGGTGTAGGGCCAGCGATGCCCTACGTCAGCATGGCCTTCGTCGCCATCGGTGAAGCTGAGCTGGCTCTCGGCCCCGGTAAAGGCCCGGAGAAACTCCAGCACGCCGTCAACGCTGCTGCGGACGCCATCAACATCTACAATGCAGCGATGGGAAAGAACTTCAACACCAGCGACATGATGGCTGCGCTAACCGATATGGTCAACGCTGGCGTGCGGTTCTGTAATGCGGTGGGGGCGTTCAAGAAGTCTAGTTAGGCGTCTACACCCTCAACCGGCTCCGGCGGGTTCTGGTAGTCCGCTACGACCTCAAGGAGCCTATGGCCCGATAGCCACACCCTCTCGCGGGTTGCTCGCGCCATGATGATGCAGCCGTGTGAGGCAGTGTCGGGCAGTTTTACGCTGTCGCCGTGCATGAGGAAGCCGGAGCGTCCGAACATCTGGTTGGTGGGGGCGGGCTGTAGCTCCATTACAAATGGCCCGTGTGTAGGTGTGTCGTGTGGGGGGTGAATCGTGCCCTGCGTAGCCTGTGGCGGAGTGGAGCCCATTGTGGTAGAGTTTGCCTGTGCGCTGCTCACAGGTCCACACGCTATACAGCCTTCCTCTCGTCAGCCCGCTCGTGACGACGGTCGATGGCGTCTAGGTGCTCCTTCATAGAATCCTGAATCGCCGTCAGTTGAATGGTAGCGCCCTCCACCAGCCGAATCCGCTCATCATGCTGCCCAGAGATGACCTGCAACGACTCGATGCCCCGCTCAATCGCTTGGAGGAGGTAGTCGCGCTTCCCCTTCTGCCAAAGGTATACCGCGACCGCGATGCAGAAGGCCATCGTCAGCACGTCACCAACGCTTACGTTGGCTTCCAGCCCCACAGCGAATGGAGGAGTCATGGGGTTGGACCTCCTCCAACGGGAGGCAGGGAGTTGCCGCCTCCTAGCAAACTGCGCACCGCTGGGATGCGGAAGGCGTTCCCCGCAACAAGCTGGCTGATGTCGTGTAGCCAGCCATAGAGAAACGCATACCATGCCGCGCCCCCTGGCTGTGGAGACGGCAGCCTGCCTACCGCTGTTGAGAACAGGTAGAACAGTGACAGTGACAACAATCCGTGAGCGTTAATCCAATCGAGCATGTTTAGTTTCCTCCTCCTCAGATTCCTCTTCCTCTTTCTCGTGTGAGAGCAGCGGGAACTCCTCGCCGTCTGCCGTCCAGAACTTGCACACCCAGTCCGCTTTGATGTCCTTGTCGCCTTCTAGCCTCACAATCTCACAGGTTGATGCAGGCCGCACAAGGTTCTCGAAGAAGTGAATGCACCTCCGGCAACGCTCCGGGCCACTGGCTTCTTCGTAGTCCACTTCCTCCGGGCCGAACTTGGTTGGTCGGTCTGCGAGCAGGTCTTGGTAGTCAGCAAATGATGCGGTGTCTTCAGCCATAGTTACTCGTTGACCGTGATTGAGAACCGGCCTTGTGTCTCCTTACACACGACATCGAATTGGTAGTCGTTAGCGCGTAGCGGCGCGCCGGAGATAGTACCGTCCGACTTGATTCCGAGCCCGCCTGGGAGCATATACTTAACGTCTCTTGGGGCTGGGGGCTTGTTGGAGACGCGGCAGCCAGTCAAGTTGTCCCCAACTTTAGCTGAATAAACTCTGCCGACGGCTCCATCGGGCAGCGGGATGACTGCCTTCGGGCTGTGTGCTAGTGCAATCGCTAGAATCAGTGTGGTCATACTATGGCCCTACCTTTACTGTGCTTTCCATCTTGTAATAGCCGAAGTCAAGGGTCTTCGCGGCGGCGTTGAGAGCGGTAATGGAGAAGTACCAGTTCAATGCATAGCCATCTGTGAAGGTTGCTGCCTTAGTTGCTACAGTTGCCCCGTCTATCCTCCAAGTGACTTGTGCATCGGCGGCGCTGTAGCTAGTCACGAACTTATGCCAGTTTGTGTCTGGGGCTACTCCTGTGTCTGCTAGCTGCAAGCTCCCATTATTAACTTGTAGAGCTGCCATCCAGTGTGTGTCCCCTGCTCCGCCAGTTCCACTGGAGTATCTCCACATTGCTATGTCTTGTGTGGAACCGATGGTCGGGTCGTCCTCCGTTTGAAATGAGACAGCTAGAACGTTAGTGCAACCAAGCCAGACACGCTCCTGCGTGGTCTGGTTAACTCTCACATACATCGTGCATGTCCATGTTGGTGCAGTGTCACCGACATACTCCTCCAGTAGTTGCTTTATCTCAGTGACGCTTGCGGCTGAGCCGTCCGTACCATATCTAACGTAGCAGTGGGAAGCCCCGGAAAGTGGTAGAGTTGCAAACACTTGAGTTGAGTAGCTGTCAAGTGGTGTGTCATCTGCTCCAAAGCCTTGAAACAACCAATTCTCGCAGAACGGTATGAACGTGTCTGTCTTATCAGGAGTCGCTGCTGCTACCCCGCCTCCACAAGTCGCGCAGCCATTGATGGTGTAGGTCACTCGATTGTTCGTAGGGTCGTCAGCAGCACTGACAGTGATGTTGTCCGGCCCCGCGATGATGTTGACTCCCAGCCTACCTACTGAGTTCACTGGTGTCGCTGAGTTCTGGTAGAAGTTGAAGTTCTGCCACGTTGGGAGCGTCGCCGCAGCGTTCATGGCAGGCAACTGGCTGGCTGCACCCTTGGCAAAGCGTTCCCAAGTCTGCGCTAGGCTGCCACGAATCAGGTCGCCAACTTCAGGCGGTGTGTAGGGGATGGTGTCAAGGTGAGTTGCTGATAGCAGGTTGTGAGACGTTGCTGCTATGCAAGGTGCCGCGTTGAGCTGCACTTGAAGTTGCGCTGTGATGTTCTTAGTCGGCCCGCTGGTAATGAACGTGATGTTGACCCAAGGTGAGCCGCTTGCGCCGATGGCCGTAGCTTGCTTAGTGCCAATGCTGAAAAACCACGAGGTTGAGGTCACGCTACCCGTAGAAATCTGCGCGTTGTCAGCGAGCACTATGCTCAAGTCGCCGTGAGCATCGGTGAGCTGTCCTACAACAACCCTCTGTGGCACAATAGTTGTTGTCCCTGTGAAGGTCGGCTGAGTGCTAGCGTCAGCGGGCACAACCAAGCTGGCGTTATAGGGCACGTTGGCAAGCGGCTGACCACAAGCATCGTTCAGCGCCGTAGCTGTGACCGTCGTGTACTGAGCTTGAGCACAAGCTGCTGCAAGTAGGATGAATACAATGCTGAGTAGTGCTCTCTTCATGCTCACCTCATGGTCCGATATAGGCATCGTCAATCACGATGTCGTCCCAGTAACGCAATTCATCTACCGCCATGTAGTTGTAGCGGTTCGTCTGCCTGCCGTAAGAAAAGTACTGTACCGGAGCAGGGCAATTCCCGTTAACTTTGAAAGTCGTTGTGCTGTAGACCTGCACACCATCCACCCACAGCCGCACGATGCCGTTGTAGGGCGGCGAGGCGCTAGGTGTGTTGAGTTGTACTTCCAACTCCAGAGAGTACCAAGTATCAAAACTTAGATTGGCAAGATCATAGACAACTGCCTGTGACCCGTAACAGGTCGCGCCCTGTCCAAGTATGGATAAATGTAATACCGTGGGAGTGTTAGTCCAAGAGTTCAAAACAAGTGAGTAAGTGCCCCCACCTCCCGCGCCGGAATCCGAAATCCAAATGAGTTTCCTCTGCGTGATGGAGGTATCAGGACTTGTTGGAGTTTTGACGCGCAGATAACCGCGTGTGAAAAAGTGTGTCTGTGTGGGAATAATGACCTCAACGGCGTACCGATTGAAGTCCTGCGAGTTCGCTCCACAGGCAGGATTCGTGCTGTCTCCACAGATGAAATACTGCTGTTGATAAGCGTAAGTGCCACTGCGTTTAATCGTTGATTGAACGGTTGGCGGATATGTCCCGTTGCCGGAACCAAGTCCGGTCCACGCCGAGAAATTTCCGCTCTCGAAGCCGTCTGAGAAGAGATATGTTCCTCCTGCCGCAATGGTCGCCGCAAGCGCCCGGTCAAACGTCTGCGCTGTGGCACTCGAATCTGTGACGCGGACCGTGAAGCTATAGATACCCGAAGCGGTGGGAGTGCCACTGGCAATACCAGTCGTAGGCATACTAATTCCAGGTGGAAGCGCCCCGCCCGGAATAGTCCAGGAATACGGTGCGGTGCCGCCCGTGGCTTGTAGGGTGGTGCTATAAGCGGACCCTACTACCCCGCTCGGCATACTGTTCGTGGTGATAGAGACAGATGGTGTAGGAGCAGGTGCCGAACCCGAGATAACGATGTAGAGCCCTTGGTTGTCTACCGTAGGCGTACCCGCCGAGTCTACAATATGCACCACAAAGCTGTATGTGCCATTAACTACAGAGGTGCCTGAAATGGCCCCGGTACTGGCGTTGATGACATTAAAGCCCGTAGGCAACGCCCCACTACCAATGCTCCATGTATAAGGTTTGGTGCCAAACTTTGCCTTGACAGTCGCGGAATACGCCACTCCATTCTGGCCCGCGACGAGACTCCGGGTATAGATGTCCACAGGCTTGACGGCCCAGGCAGGTAGCGCCAGTAGGATGATGCTGAACAGCAGGGTAAGTCGTTTCATAGTGCTCCTAGAAATTGCTTTCGATGTACATCCATGCCCGCTTGAAATTCTGCGTCGTTGGAGTACAGACTACGCACGTCACAGTGCTGACATAACGCAAAGGCGTAGCGGTCGTAGGAAGGTTCACTATCGCTGTGCGCACCAGCACTCCGTCAATGTAGAACAGGAAGCTAACCCCGGGATTCTCTAGAATCTCGAAGTAGTGCAAGCTAGTGTCCGCCGCAACTCCACTGCTCACCGAACTCTGGGTTGCGTTGTCCTTCGTGACACACATGAAATTCGCGCCAACCACCGATGAGTACAGGAACGCTGCGTAGTTTCCCGCAGGGTCATCTGCCGCTCCCATCGTCGCAACTGTTTGGTCTGAGAGTCCCCACCAATCGCGCCGCGTGGTAGTGGTTGAAAGGATTCGGTAATCCTGCCGATAGAGTGTGCGGCCAACTACGTAATTGAGATTCCCAGTCTCAGAGGCTACGTTGGCATTGGTGGTGGTTGTCGTGAACTGTGTAACCGATGGAGCGGTAGCCGATGCAGCAGCATTAGCAATCGTTCCGCCTTGCGTGAATATGTCTCCCGTTCCAAGGGTGGTAGAGCCTGTAGCCTGAACCAGCGTCCAACGCCGCGTATTGGGAAGTGGGACGGCCCCCATTGCGGAAGCGAAGGTCTTGAAGCTGGGGGCGGCGGCTGCACCAGATAAGGGTCCAGCAAATATATAGTTGGCGCTCGCCGTGGCCACACCTGTTCCACCGTTCGCCACAGGGAGCAACCCCAAAACGTCTCTGGTAAGGTTCACCTGTGATACAGCAGCAATAGTCAGCATCGCCGCGAGCAGGACTCCAATTATAAAGAAGGTTATACTAAGCTTTGACCGTTTTCGTGACGTAGCCCTCCTTCTCCCAGGATTATAGGTGGAGTGAGGAGCGTTATCCTCCATTGAGTTTATTACGAAAAGTGAATTGTCTTCTTCTCTCATATTCTCACCATGGCGCGAATGTCATCCCTCCCCAAGAATAGCGAAATGTTCCCCCGGTGCTTTGTGGACTGCAAGCGAATCCACCTACACTCAAGAGAGTCCCAGCCGCAGGAAGATTGTCAGACCGTGTGGCTACACTGACACCATCAATGTAGAAATCGAAGCCCGTACCGATGTCCACGATTAAGAAAGTGTGGTTATTCGTGTCCACAGTTATTCCGGTGTCTGAGGTAGAGCCTCCGCCAGCAGTGTCATTCGTGTAGGCTTGCCAAGTGGTCAGGTCCGCTGAGCATCCTGCTCCTGCGCCGTCGTTGCAGTAGTGAAAGCACGCGATGGCTGTAGCAGCAGGGTCGTCAGAGTTCCTGAATCCGGTGTTGTCACACCCGAACCCAAACCATGCTCTTGTATCAGTGGTCTGCACAAGTGCCATGCGAGTGAAAAAAATGGCTGAAGTCTGCAATGTCTTAATCTTGGGATTGCTACTACCAAATGCCCAATGTCCAAAATCATTCGTACATGTCGTAGCTCCCCAAGTTTGAGCACAGTGCGTTCCTAGAGTGGCATTCGCTAATGTTTCAGTGCAGCCTCCTGCGGTAACGGCGGCATTAAAGCCAGTTCCATTTACAGTCGAGCCATCTGCTATGAGGAATGCAATGAGCCGTGTCTTGGGCGTTGCCAGATGCGCAGTCTCCAATATCTGCATAGGGACTCGGAAGCTGTAGGCTGCTGCTCCCCCGGAGGCTGGCCCTGCGAGCACCGTTCCTGCTGCTGCTGTAGCAGTCGCAGTCCCTGCGTTGGCGATGGGCAGGAGGCCCGTAGCCTGATTGGTCAAGTTAATCCGCGTCACTGCCGCAAGACTCAGCAGCGCCAGCAGGTAGATGCAAAGGATTGGGGTCGCCTTCTTCATGTTCAATACCTGTAGTCGCAGACCAGTCCCGTATCGCCTGTCTGAAAGGTTCCCACAGTTGTAACCGTGGCGAGGCTGAGGGTGTAGTCTGCTGTGAGTTTGAAGCGCAGACCGTTCCCATAGCAATGCAAGCCAGTCGATGGATTTGGAACCTGCGGTAGAACATAGGTCTGATTGGCGCTGTTGATGGCCCCAGTGGGCACGATACCGTCCGCAAACTGTGTTGTAGGTACGGCTGCTCCGTCTGCTGCCGCTTGCAAGAGCACGTTGTCGATGTAGAATCCGATGCTCGCTCCGCCACCTGAAACCGTAGCCTTGAAGGTTGTCACGAGATTCTGGCCGGTGTTGAACAGCGACAACGGGAGCACTACAAGTTGATAGCTTCCTGTAGTAGAGGAGGTGAAGCCAAATGTCCCTGACTTCAACGATACCGGCAGACCAACCTGAGTTGTGCCATTGAGCCACGTCAGAGTCAGTCCTTTAGCAGCAGCCCAAGAAGCCTTGGAGCGAATGCGGAAGCCGATAGTTGCGTAACTCGCCAGATTCTCCGTAGCCGCTGCGGGCTTCGTGAACGTGACGTAGTTGGTTGCTACCGCCGTGGTTGCTTCGACATCCTTAGTTCCGGCGTAGGGATTGCTAGTTGAAGCAGCAGCAAAGTTGGCGGATACCGCAGTCGTCCATTCCGTGTTTTCCAGATAGATATCGACCGTCGAGAAGTTTGAGGGCACAACCGCAGAAGTGTCCACGTAAGCAAAGCCCAGTTCAACCTGCGATGTGGGGTCAATACTTGGCTTGGCGGCTGGAGTCGCTGCGGTTCCCTTGACTATAACAACCGCACCTGCGTCATTTGCCGCAAACACGTCTATACGGGGGTTCGCGCCATTTGCGGCATCAAGTGTCAAGTCAGTCTGTGCTGAGGAGTAGGTGTTGCCCGCAACGTAATACTGAGCCACTGAGACGGTGAAGTTAAGAAGGCTTGTCCATACCACTCCCCCACCTGAGATGAGGCCGCTGCCAATAATTGTAGTCGTCCCGCCCGTTGGAGCATTAATGAACTCAAGAGCCGTTTCGCCTGGATTGACAGCAGTAATCTTCCCTGCCTGCCCAGAATAACTCGAAGGTGTATCAGTCAGTCCCAGAAACGTAGTCGTGCCAATAGGACCAGTCGCACTGCCGTCGTATGAGAAGCATGGCAACCCGGTCACGGGGTCAAATCCGAACAACCCCACATTCGCCTCGGAGGTTCCGCACGCCTCGCCTGTAATCTCAATCGGATGGTCAGTCGAGAAGTTTCCCGTCACATACAGGTCGTTGTCAATCAGGGTGCTTCCAAAGAGCGTCTTGTTGCCGCCGATGCCCTGTGCTCCAGTCGTCACCAGTCCTCTTGCCGTAGCGCTGGCATCAGGTATGTTGAGTGTCACACTACTGACATCAAGCAGCCAGTTAACATCGGTGCCGCTCGTGCCGGTGAGCAGGGTAGGAAGTGCGCTGGGATTGATGACACCACCACTGCCAATACCGATTGCCACATAGACGTTGCTCTGACAAGTATATACAACTCCTGTCCAAGCTGTGAACACGCTTGGTGCTGTGCAGCGAGTAGGCACTACGCGGCCAGCGATGTAGAGCCCGAAGTTCTGTTGGCTCGACGAGCCTCCAGGCTGCGCCCAGCTAAGCTGAGCTGCGAGCATTAGTGCTAAGAGCAGAATGAACTTCTTCATGTGTTCACCTTGTCAGCCTTGCTGTGAGTGCCACGTTGTTCGTCAGAGTAACGACCACCAGCCGGGTGAAGCGGCCCTTGATGGGCGACAGCTCCACACGAGCTGTGAAGTAGGTGCTATCTACCGCGTTGATGACCCCCGCTGCGGCAAGCGTCTGGTAGTAATTGTTAGTGTCGGTGTCTGCATCCTGAATGTCAATCTCGAAAGCACCGGGGGCGGCAGCGAATAGGACTTCAATGGAACAGGATGGCGCGTTCGCTCCATAAGGCCCAGAGTTGGCGAGCCCGAACGGGATGCTAGCCACAGGCACAAGGGCGCTCAACCCCGTTTCAGCGTCGAAGAATAGCCCTTGCTGACCGGGGAATAGCGTTGTGGGGGGTACGGTGTTCGAGTAGACTGGCATCTGAGTGCTCCTCTAATAGCGTAGCGCTACTCGCTTCGAGCGCTTCCGCCCTCTAACTGTACGCTTCTTACCACGTCGGCGGCCCTCTGTCAAGGCCGCTTTTGCCTCGTCAGCGGGGTACTCTACGCGAGGGTCGCCTCCGGGGGTGTCCACACGCTCATCTTGCTGGTCGCCCATTGCGGTGCCGCTCATTTGTGGCTCCTTCGGGTGCGGTGGCGCTGCTTGCGCTTGGTGCGCCTACCGACCCGTCGGTAGGTTCCCCTTGACCCTAGGCGGCCCGAGCGCTCCATTCCATAAGCAGCACCGGCAGCTTCCTCAGCAGTCTTGCCCTCACGACGCAAGAGAGCAATCTTCGCGCTAACTCGCTTCTGAGCTTCACGGCCTAGCTTCTTGCGTTTCATTGTGGCACCTGCTGCTCGGTTTGAAGTTGACGTAGGGCTGGTGTCATCCCCGGCCCCTCCCGCTCAAACGCGTCAATCTGGCGAATCACGATGCGGGTGTGGGTGGGGACAGCCATGCTCCTCTTTAATGTTGGCTCTCCTGGGTCCATGTAGATATCAGCCGGTATAGACTTCTCCACACTCACCTTCTCCACTCTCCACCGCCCGAAGGTGAGAGCTTCCTGCTCCTCGAATGCTGACATAGGAGCGACGTTGATGCGCTTCACGGGGCCGATAGTCTCGAAGACGAATTTGCCTTCAGCACTTCCAATGCTCATTCTCTTACCGCTAAAGGACTCCGCAACCTGCTTTGCATCAGCAAAGCTCATCAGGCGGTCAAGCTCAATAATGTCGCCGGGCTTGAGGGCTTGAAGCTGCTGACGGCGCAACGAAGGGCCAGTTATGCTAGATGTCTCTAGGAACTCCCCTCGATACACCCTCACCTGTTCAGGCACAGCAGTCTTGATGGCGTTGACCAGAGCTTGAGCACCCTTGGCGAACTCCTCGGGTGGGTGAATGCTCTCAGTGTGCCCATCAGCCATTAGCACCGGCCAGCCTTCGACGATGGTGCGACCACGGCGGTCGTAGATGGAGCTGCGGGCCGCTGCCAGCGCGTCGGCACCGCGCAGAATCTTGCTGGAGATGTCCTGCATAATGCCGAGTCCGGGGTCGCCATGAACATAGCGCCTCGCACCATCGAGGAGGTTGCGGACGGAGGGGAGGGAGCGATAGGCTTCAGCGAGCTTCGTGGACTGTTCCACTAATTGAGCAACACCGCGCTCTCCGAACTTGTTCTTGAGGGTTCCCTGCGTCAGCATAACGTCGGAGCTCTCCGCCCACGGCTTTCCCGGTTTGAAATTGACAGCGGCCGCTACTGGAGAGAACCCTAGCTTCAGCATAGACTCAATGTTGTACAAAGTCTGTGTATGGGCGAAAGGCTTGCTCTCCTTGAGTTCAGAGAACATCTTGCGAGTAACCTCAGCAGGAATCCTATTCATCAACTCCGTCGCACTCCGCACCGCCATCTCCTCAGCTTGTGGGCTCAGCTTGCCACGGCTGGCTGCGAACGCCACAAGAGCCCCCAGCGCGATGCTCGCCTGCTTCACTTCGGGCTGGTCGAGGATTTGCAGCTCGGAGCGGGGCTTGCCTTCCACTGGCTCCGACTGCTCATACAACTCTCGAATCCGCTTGCGCAGTGGGAGTGGAGCTTTCCTTAGCTGTCGTTGCAATCTCTCCTGCTCACGACCCCGAGGAGCGGAAGGCCGTCCGCTCATATAGGGCTTGACCACGTACTCTTGCACATAGCGGTAAAGGTCGCGTTCGCTGGCGATGCTCATGGGGGTCACACCAATGGCGTAGAGCACGCGGTCAGTTAGGGGGATGTTGCGCTGGATGACTGCTCCAGGGATGCGGTTCCCAGCGCGGTCGCGTCCAGGTACAGGGTCACGTAATATGCCTTGGCGCAGGTCGGTGAGGAACACCTCATGCAGCCTGCGGGCTTGCGGTGAGACGTTGCGCAGGAGGTTGACTCGCGCCTCGTCGCTGGGTCTGCCCTCCCCAGCCGTGAGGTAAGTAAGCGCATTGTTCAAATCGGAGATTACCGGAGACATGACATCGCGGGGTGAGATAAGCTGTGGCCCGAAGTATTCGGAGAATCCGATGTTGCGGGTGAGGTCAACCCCCGCGAGTCCTGTGACGCCCCGCACAGTCCGTGGGTAGCGAATCTTCAGCTCATCGAGCGGGCTGATGGCTGCTTTCATTAAACCAGCCCGCGCAAGCGCACCAGTACCAGCCTTGATGATGTCGTCCAAGAAGTCGATGCCTGGGAGCCCCACGAGACCGACCGTAGCGATTAGAGCTGTCCAAAAGCGAGCGGCTTCCTCACCCTTGAGCCCTAAGATGAACTCCATCTGCTTGAAAGCAAAGGTCTTGAACTGCTTGAGGCTTGCTGGTAGCATCCTCAGAACATATGGGCTGTCCAACTTACCGTACAGGAAGTTGACCCGTATATTGCCTTCAAGAGCGGCCCGGATTGCCCCCTCGCGTGATGCACCCTGCGCGAGTGCTCGCTCATAGAACCCTGTAGCTGCGATGCTGATGTTAGCGGCTTCTGTTCCACGGAACATGAACAGGCCAGAGTCTATTACTGCTTCCCCCGCAGCACCAGGGACTTCGCGCAGGGAGCGGGGCCGGTATCCACTCACGTAATCTCGGAACGTGGACTCCTCAACCTTGGACGCCAACTCACGGACCCCTAAGTGCCGGAGTAGCCACTCATGCGTGCCCTTTACATATCCTCGATACCCCTTTAGAGTCCACTCAGTCCCTAGCACCGACCATGTGTTGTATAGAGTCTGCGTATGGTTGACAGCAGCCGCTACGGGGCTGAAACCCAACTTCAGCATAGACTCGATGACGACGATAGCTCGGTCAGCTCGTGCGAGCGTGTTTGGATTCCAGCCTTGGAGAGCGAAGTAGCGGCGCAGCGAGGCTTCGAGCTTGTTAGGACGGCCCTCAGCAACGTCAATGAAGTCGTCCAGTGCTCCCAGAATCTCCGCTCCCGTGCGGCGTGGCAAATCAGTGGTCTGCGCGGGCTTGTCACCTAAGCGCTTTGCTAGAGCATTGCGGTAGTTCTGTAGCTGCGGGCGCAGCTTCACCATCTGAATGGCCCGCTCCATACCGCGCACATAAAGGTTGAAGGCTTCAGGAGTCCGCAGCCAGCCAGGAAGGTTAGAGCGTCGAGGTTGAGTAGCACCAAAGAATCTGGCACCTGCTTTGGGAGGCCCATAGGCTGCTGCTCCAGCAGACCGCTTTAGAGCGTCAATAGCAGCTTCCAGTTCTGCTCCTTCCAACTTGGAAGCCTCCTGAATCTGCTTGGCAAGGCGGCGCAGTCTCCCTGTCCCACCTCGACCAGCACTTAGTGTAAACCCAACTTCGTCGAGCATGACAACTACGTTGGCGGCTGGACTGGATGCCTTGTATTCTGCGGCTCGTTGCAAAGCCGCGCTCTCCGTCACTTGCCGCCAGCCAGTGTCGATGGGGATTAGCCTCCGCTTACCTTTAGCCGTGACCGTGCGGGTAAAAATAGCCCAATTCCCCTCGAACGCATGGTGATAGTGCCCAAACTCCATTCCCCAGTCGTCAGGAGTGCGAATCTCGGCTTGCTCCGCTGTCCGCCCCGCGATTATGTCTCCTTCACGACTCGCTTTAATATACCTCAACCTGAGGTCATCATCCATTGCCCGCAGTTTCAAATAGCCATTGCGGGTTTCCTGGCGCAAGGTAGCTGGCAAGTTCTCTGGTGTCACCTTCGGGTCATCGAGCAGGCTTACGAGCTTCTGCCACTCTGTATTACTAATGCTTTGTGAAACCTGCCGTGTAATAGCTGCGTTGCGTTTTGTACTTGTGTTAGCTAAGATGTCTGAGTAGATAGACTGGTACACAGCTTCATCAGCCTCAGAGGAAACCTTCTTGAACTGCTGTGACGGAGAGCCGAGGTAGCGAGCCAGTGGGCCGAGGTCTTTGCGAGGAGGAATAACAGTGACCCCGCCCTTGGCTGCCTTCACCTGCTCAGCAGTCGGCAACAGGTTGATGCGTGGGCCACGAACTTCTCGCAGCTTAATCTCGCCTTTGGCCCCACCAAAAGCCTTGAACACTCGGCCCCAGATTTTATAGCCACTGAGAGTACCGCCGGTTGTGCCAACGAACCCCGCAATGTCTCGTTCGGATACCTCCCGCGCCGCCTCGTGGATAGGGAACAAGGCTTCTCCGGCTCCGCCTAGCGTGCCTGCTACGCCCTCGCCCTTCCTGGCCGCTTCGGTGCCTCCGGCGTAGGCTCCGTAGGCCGCTAAGCCCGCTGGCAGTAACCAACCAGCGGGGTGCAGCTTCGTTGCAATTCCTATGGCCCCCATTACCGGCCACATCTTCGGGTCAGCAACCATCGGCATCATAGCTTCAGTCCACTTGCTCTCCAAGCGCTTGAGGATGTCAGGTTGCTTTGCCAATCGAGCAGCATTCAAGCGACGAATCTCAGCTTCGACGGGGCCGAGTGATTTAGCGGTAGGCTTATCAGGCACAAAGTCGAAGTCCTGTGAAGCATCGGGACTGAAGCCGAAGTTTTGTGGCGGGTCGGGTTTGAAGTCGAATTGTGCTTGAGGCATTATTCGGGCTTCCAGCCAGCCTTCAAAGCTGCGTCTACTTTGTTAGCAGGCATAGAACCATGAACCCCAGCCGGGCTAACCATTCTCACTTGGGGCTTCGAGGCACCAAACAAGTCCACTGGGCCTGCTGGAACCTGAGAAGCCGGAGGCAGCTTGGGCGGTGCCCCAGGTGGTTGCTGCGTAGCAGCTCCCAGCATGGAGTTCATCTCATCCTGAAGCTCAGACATCTGGTCGTAGAGCACTTGCTTCTGCTGCTCCATCTTAGTTTTAGCTTCAGGGGTCAAGAGGCCGGTAGTCATTGGATTAGCGTAGGTAGCATCAATAGAGGCCACCTTCTGCTGCATCATCATGTAGCGCTGCTTGAGTGCAGTCACCTGAAATTTGACTTCCCAAGGAAGCGAACTTGCTCTCTTGGCGAATCGAGCGTCAATACGTGACTGCATGAGCTTAGCTCGCTCCATACTGGCTTTAGTTGATTCCCGCAAACGCTCCAGTGCAGCGGTGTCCTTCTGCGTCTGTGTATCCTTCTTCGCTTGGATGTCTCGCTGCTGCCGCTCTAAGGCGTCTATAGCTCTCTGCTCCGCGAACGTCTCCCGTATAGTGGCCCGGACATCCTCGACAGCGACCTTGCCGAAGACTTGCTCCGCGTCCTTGAGGGCTTCGTCATAGTCGCCAGTAGCTTGAGCACGAGCTTTCACCATCTCTAACACCGGCTTCAGGTTGTCAGGAGCCTTAGCAAGTGCTGCGTCGAGTGCGGTCTTCATGGCCCCAACATCGGTGGTTGGCATCCCCGGAACTTCCGTTGCTGACAACTGACCTGATTGCGGGTCAAAGAAGATTTGACGGTACTTGCCATCGGCTCCCATCACCGGCTGGCCGAGCGGCTGGCTGACTCGTGCCCGCTGCGCTGCCTCAGCTTGGTATTGCTCGCGGCGTTTGCGCTCACGGCCCACCATGAGCCCAGTCGCAATCTGGCTGCCTGTCTCACCGATGCCCGTTAAGATGCCTGTGAGATTAGCCATAGAAGATTCCTAGCCACCTATCGGGAGGGCCATATCCCAGCCCCCTAAGCTGCCACTCGTTGAGCCGCCTCCACCGCCGCCCATGCCCCCGAGCATGTTGGCAATCCCCGAGAGGTCAGACTTCGGTGCCCCCGGCATCCCCAACTGGAACGGCATTCCCAGAAGTTGCATCAAGTTCTGAGACGCGAGCGCTTGCTCATTGAACTCGTAAGGAGCAAGCCCTTGAGCAGTCGCCTCTGCCATCAGCCCAGGACTTCCACCTAACCCGCGCTCAGCCATCGTCGCCTGCACATGCTGGAGCACCACGTTCTCCAAGTTCTGAGACATAGGCTGTGAGAGCTGCTTCAACATCCCCGCTAGCTGCTGAGGGGTCATGTTGACAATCTTGCCGAGGTGCTTTTGCAGCAGGTCGAATATCTCCCCCTGTTTGCTGCTGCTCATTATGTTGCCGATGCCTCCTAGCACTGACGAGGCAATCATGGCGATTGTCAAAGGGTCCATAAGTGCTCTCCTACTGCATGATGCTCACTGGTACTTTACCAGCTTTGGGCACCAAATGCCATTCAAGACTGTCTACCTCAACTTGCCCACTGCCAGAGATAACAGCGCGGGCGGTGAGCCCAGTTACCCCAATTGGAATCTCCGCCTCGAAGCGGCCCCCCGAAAGTGCGAACTGTTTCACTGAGGACTGCGGCACCGCTGCACCTTCAACAGTCACGGTAGCAGCAAGCGTCACCGTCCCCGTAGCAATACCCCTTAGGAACACGCGCCGGAAATAGCTACGGTCGCTTGGTGACTGGCCGGATACGTCAGGAGTCTGGAAGCTCCAGTCTACTGCCCCAGTCGGCCAAGCTGCTGCACCTGATTGCCAACGCCGCGCAATACCATCTGTGAACCCATTGAGTTCCGATGACGAGGTAGAGTCATGTGCTACAGGCCGATAGCTCGTCATTGACAGCACCGGGAACGGCAAGTCCACTATCGCCCAAGTCTTGCTGATGAGGTCGAGAGTGAACAAGCGGCGGTGTTGACCACCCAAGGATATATCCTTCACCGGCAAGCTCGCTACATAGAGTGGCGGCGAGGTTGTCTGCATCGAATCGCTATAGGCTGCATAGCCCCAGTCCACAAACGAGATGCCAGAGACTTCATTGAACAAGTAGGGCCGGATGCCATCGCTGATGATGGTGTCGCGCACGCCGTCGAACAGCGCGAACCCCTTATGCGTCAGCCGTATGATTCCGAAGCCAGCAAGGAACTGGATGGTGCGTGGAGCGACGCAGCCAAGGTCGGTCTTGGCGCGCACGATGTAGAGGTTCGGGTCGCCAAAGACACCGTTGACCACATAGGTTGCGTGGTTCTTGAAGGCAACTAGTGAGAGCGTCGGAGCGATACCAGTCTCAGAGATAGCGAGCGTTGCCAGCCCCATACCCTCCGCGCCATCATCCTTGTCAAGGAAGGCTCGGTTGAGCGGGTTGTACGAGTTCGGGTTGTTGAGGTCGCTCATCACCAAGGCGGAAGGGCCATCAAGCTTGTCATCAGTGGTCACAGGATAGGTGTTGTAGAGCCACAGGAATCCTGCATGGACGATGCCATGCGCAGCTCCACGCGGCGGGATGATGACGTTGACTCCAGATTCCTGCCAGATGGCCCCACCATCAGCAGCCGTTGCCCCCGGAGCCACAGGGAAGCTTGGCGTTGCAACTCCACTCACTCCATCCTGAATACAGCGATAGAGGTGCCCATTGTCGGGCGTGGCGTTGATGGCCGTGCCTACCACGTAAGGCGTGTTCGACTCCCAGATAGGGAATCCGCCTGTGAAGTTGTTCTCAAGCGAGGTGACGAGGCTACCTTTAGCGTACTGCTGTGGGGCATAGCCATTACCAAGAATAAGAATCAGCCGATTGCCAAAGCTAAGCAGTTGCGACTTGGCACTCAACCGACCGAGCACGCCGCCGTTTACGGAAGCTAACGTATTGAGGTTGCCCGCATCAATCCAAGCCGCTGCGCGGACGCTTGAGGCAGGTAGCTCATCCACAATGTCGGTATCGTCATAAGAAATGGGGCCAGATGCAAATGTCGCTGGGCCAGCTCCTCCACCACCTAGAGGGTCTACTACCGGAGGCGGATAGGATACCAGCACTGTAGCTTCAGCAGGCAGGGTCACCTCACGTAGCATGTAGCGGCTAGGAGGAGCTACTGTGGTAATTGGCACCACGCCAGTTGAGAAGAAGACTGCTACTGTTAGGTAGTCCACACCAGCAACGGCACCCGAACCGGGGTCTCCTGTGCATTGCACTTGGAAGCTCACGCCGAAGGCCGCGTTGTTCACGATAGCGGGGGTGAGCACTGTACCCCACTTGTCGTCACCGCCGCCATAGGCATCCCAATGCAGAGAGTCCACCCAAGCGTAGGGGTTATATTTACTAACGCTGCCTGCAACGCCGACCAGCTTGACTGCCGAGTCGTACACGGCGCTTGTGCCAGAAACCCGCTTCACTAATATCTTGACAATGACACCAAGGACGGTCGCGCTGCTAGGAACTGTAAACCCGAAGTTCGTAGCAAGCAGAGCATTCGACGGAGTGTTGGGCGGGATAGCGGGCGGGGAATTATACAAGGTGCAAGTTGTGAGATTCCCGTCCTCAACCTTGATGTTGTTCAGGTTTGCCCATACATCCCCGGTCGCACCGGACTGCGAGACCGTTCCAGCGGGCTTATCGCCGCCGCTGGGTGGTGTATCGTCCGCGAGCTGAGCTAGAGCCGCAGCGAGGATGCCACCATCCCCGCGAGTCCAAGCTACTGAAGGCTGAGCCACAGTCGTCACGCCGTCACAGGTCTTCAGCCCACCTCGCCGCGTGTAGAGCATATTCGACAGGCGCGGGACGGAGCCCTCCGGCTGAGCAAGCTCCTGTACCACAGCAATCAGCCCCTTGTCGTACTTGCGCTGCGAGATGATTCTAGGTGCCATCAGTGTTAAGGTAAAAACCAGCCTCCACCGAGCCCGCTGCCATACGTCTCACGGGCCACGCCGCCTACTTGCGTAGGCCCACTAAGCTGCCTATTCGACCGCGCAAACTTCAGAAGCTCCGCAAAGAACACATCCAGCAACCGCTTCGATTCAGCCCCCTCCTGCTCAGCTTCACGGAACTTGTGCAGGAGGTAGGTAGTCAAGATGCTCTCTACACCATAAGGTACGTCGAGTGTCTTGTAGGCGTCACCGAGCACGTTCTTGGTAGGCAGCCGTAAGCCTTGGATGCGCAGGTTCAACTCGGTCACGATAGTTCCAATAGGCCATGCCTGAGCTGCCGTCCCCCCTATTCCTCGCACGAGGCCATTAAGCTGCCCGACGCCAGAAGGCCCGTACTCGCAGACCTCGGTGCCAATCTGCACGAGGCCGAGTGCGAGGAAGCCAGTCGAGGCAGTGATGAGCGCCTGCGTGCCAGTTGCCGATAGCGCACTCGAAAGCGTAGTGGTCGAGCCCGTGCGGTTCGCTTGAGGCCACACGGCGAGCACCAACCCAGTGTTCGTCACCTTGGTCACGTCTGCCATCCAGCTTATGCCAGTAGCGGTGTTGTGGTAGTAAAAGTTGATAGTGCTCTGACGGCTCATCAACCAGCCGTCGTACCACATCTCGTTAATCTTCGTCCAGCGGCCTGTGAGCAGGTAGCTACCAACACCGTTCACCATGCGCACGCCAGTTTGGTCGCGGACGCCTTTGGTCGCCAACCCCGACTTGTCGAAGGCTTCGTTGAGCCAGCGGTACATTGTGGCAGCGGAAACGAACTTGCCATCGGAATCGGGCAGGTAGGCACTAGAAATGGCCGGGTGCATCCCAGGTTGCCCCTGTGCCGCGTCGATTGTGAAGGGCAGAGTTGTGCCATAGAAGAACCTGCCGTGGTCCCAACTAATTCCCGATGGAGAAAGCATAGCGGCTTGATAGACGCGGAATCCTGTTACCCCCAGAGGCAGGGTACCAGAAAGTGTAACTGTCATCCCGCTCAACACGGTAACAACGTGCTCTGGCCCTGAATAAGTCTCGCCCCAAGGATTGAGGTAGGTTATGCGGAAGTAGTTGCTGCCTACTGGCAGGGCTGTGTACCCTGCGGGGGTCGAGACAGCGCTCAGAGACAACTCAGTATTCAGCGGGACAGCAAGGACCCTACTAGGCAGGTCTGGCCCCAGCTCACGAGCCGACATTATAACATCACCGACCAATGCCAAAGCTCACCTCTCTACGGCCAAGTAGTTGTAGTGTCTAATGTCCCGTCGTTCTTCAAGCGCACATAGCGGAGCGTGCCATCGGAATCCTTCGCAGCGAACAGGCAGACATAGCTGGCGTTGCCAGCCGTTCCTGGTGTCTGCTTTAGGTCGGCAGCGTCTATGATGATTGCGGCTCCACGTTCATTCGATTCGGAGTCCAGCATAATCATAGACTTTAGGTTTTTGCCCCCACCACCCGCAGTCGCGGAATGGCGGACGTGCAACCCTGTGGCGATGCCTGAGAAGGTTTGAGTCGAGCCCGTTTGGACGACAATGTAGCCACCAGCAAGCTCCGTTCCAATAACTTCGGTGTCGTCACTATCAACGATTACCTCGAAGCCCCGCGCTACGTTGATGTCCTTGCCCTTCAGCAGAATGCCAGTGTAAAGTCCGCGTAGCGTTCCGCTAGGAGAGTCCTCATAGTTCGCAGCAAGCAGGTGGGCTCCTTCACACGCGCCCGTCATGGCAGCGACTTTGTTGTTGGACCTGCCGTTGAAGGCCACTTGGCTGCCCGTGAGCGCGTTGGTAAGAGACTCAAGCGTGATGCTGAGCTTGTTGACTCCCCCTGCGGTAGTTTGCGCTGAGTCGTTGAGGCAGACGCTTCCGCCTGACACAGTAACTAGTTGTCCATTGGACAGCTTAATGTCAGCAGTCTTAATGGAGGTGCCTGCCGTTCCGTACAAGTTGATGCCGTATGTGAAGCCCCCGCCCCCGCCCTCATCACTGACATAGAAAGCATTCGTGATGGCGTTCGTGGCATGTTCGTTGTAGGCCCAGAACGCATGGCAGTTGGTCACGTTAGCAAGAGTGCCTGCCGTGAATCCAGGAGCCATATATGCGCGGACACCAACAAATGCCGTACCTGCATCAGCGAGCACAGCGCCGCTAGCCCGTGGGGAAGCGTCAACGCCGACTGAGGTGATGGCTGTGCCATTTAGCGTGTCGTCGATATAGGTACGGAAATGCCCGCCCCGCAGAGTCGTCTCATCACCATCAGCTCGTGCTCGCGCAACGCCCTCGACTGCGGTGATAGCACAGACATTGGCACTCGATGAGGTCTTGTTGTTCTGAACGACCAGCGTTGTGCCGAGTGCGCCCACACCGGGAGCAGCAGAAGTGGTTTTGAGGACAGTGATGCCGTCCCACGTATCCGTGCCGGTGCTGGCGATGGTGACACCGCTTGGGAAGGTGATTGTGGTGGGACTGATAGCAGCAGTCGTTAAGCTCGCCGACACCGCTTGCAGGGCCGCAGTCACACTCTGGCTGGTGCCAGTGATTGTCACCTGCGCTGTGAAGCCAATCAAGCCACTGGAGTTCAAGATGTTGAACTGCCACTTCGTTCCCGGCGGATTGATGTCGTTGTTGTCAGGAACGGAGAGCGTCGGCAGGTTGCCGCTCGCGTCCAATGCGCCGCCTGCGATGACGCCGGGAATCGGCCCTCCACCAATGAAAGTAGGGTAAGCTCCTATGCCCGTAGGCAGCACCAGTGTCAAGCTGAAGCTGCCATTAGCGTAGGCGAACCCCGAAGGGTCGAGCACTTGTCCTGTTACTGTGGTGTAGAATGCCATAGTCTCCTCACTTAGTAGCGTCTCCCGCGTCCAAGGTGGGAGCGTCGTAGATAAGCTAGCTGAGCATAAAGCTCTGCACGGTCGATTCTGCGCCCAAGCATGTGGGCAGTGTCGCTCGCTTCATGTGCAGATAAGGTAGCAATCCATGCGCCTGCCCCCGCAGCTCCAAGCAAGTCTCCTGCTTCAGTGACCACCATGCTCCCCGTGATTGGTGGTACAGTGACTTGGCCTTGGAAGGCAGCGATGTCAGGCGACCCCGTAACTGTGAGGGTTCCAGTCCACTCAACTGTGCCCGAAGCAACCAAGAAGTCTGAAGACTCAACCGCAGCCAATGCGCCAACCCAAGCAACCGTCCCCGTAGCAGAGGCGCTATCCGCAGGCTCGGTTGCGGCCAAGTTGCCAGCCCACTCAACCACACCTGAAGATGCGAGTGTGTCGAAGGATTCTGTAGCTGCGAGGTTCCCAACCCATGCGACTGTGCCTGAAGCAGACACAGAATCCGAAGGCTCAGTCGCCGCAAGTGTGCCAGCCCACTCAATCGTGCCGCCTGCGCTTGCTGCATCTTGGCTTTCCAACGCAGCCAAGTTGCCGACCCAAGCCACAACTCCGCTGCTTGCCACGGAGTCCGTAGCTTCTGTAGCAGAGAGATTCGCAATCCATGAGACTGTTCCAGAAAGCGCAGCAACGTCAGTGCCTTCTGTCGCAGCCAAATCGCCTGTGGTTTCCGTTGCACCAACGGTTCCAGAGAAGGCGGCAACGTCAGGCGCTTCTGACGCAGCCAAGTTACCAATCCACTCAACTGTACCAGAAGAAGCTGCGGAGTCAGCTCCTTCAGTCGCCGCCAGAGTTGCAATCCACGCAATCGTTCCAGAGAATGCAGCGGCATCGGCGCTACCAGTTGCCGAGAGATTCCCAACCCAAGCGACAGTACCCGAAACTGAGGCAGTGTTAACGCTCTCAGTTGCCGCGAGCGTTCCAACCCAAGCCACTGTACCTGAGCTTGAGGCTGTGTTCGCTGCTTCTGTGGCAGCCAGCGTGCCGGTGATGTTCTCCAAGAGGAGAACGCCAGAGGAGTCCTCAAGCAAGTAGCCATCGGTCGCCGAGGATTCAAGAAGGTATCTACTGTCTGCCACATCACTCTGCCTATTACGCCATCCGAATCAAGACCCCGCTACTTCCAGCCTTCACGGTAATTGTGGTAGCGACTTCGGCTCCTGCGTAGAGTTCCAAGTCTCCACCGTCTGACACCACCACCAGCGTCTCCACCATAATTCGATGGAACACGTTGATGGTCGTGACGCCTACCCAAGGCCCAAGGTTAGGAGCTGTTGTCGTCTCTGTAGTTGAGTTTGCATACGCAAGGATTTGCCCAGTCGTCGCGTTCGCCACGTCGATTAACGTGCCCGTCGCTGCGTTGACGCCCGCTGAGGGGAACTGGGCCATGTTCATCATCCGTGTCACAGTGCCCGTGTAGTTCACTCCGAACTTGAAACTCGTTGTGGTCGTGTCAGAAGCCACAAACAGCGTCCAGCGAGCAAGGTAGGTTCCCGCGACCAAACTCGCAAACTTCAACCCCGTAACCGAAGTGCCTGTTGTCGTAGCGTTGGTGTAGTCTCCACTCAAAGACATTACAACAGGCAAGCCGCGTGTCCGAAGATAGGCTTCAATCTGCGTGATAGTCAGCTTCTTCGAGACGCCTGCCTCGTTGATGGCAAGCTCATTTGCCGCTGCCGCAGCAGAGGCAGCAGCCAACGCGCTAATCTTCGTGTCCGCCATGTTTCCTAGCCGTGCGTAATAACCGCACTATTTATTGTGACCTGCTGCGTCTGAGTGATTGAAGTCGAGTTCAAGATGATGTCCGTAGCAGCCGTACCTACAGTCAGCCCCGTCACCACGTCAACGTCCGCACCAGTACGGATGCGCGCTATAGCAGCAGCTCCCGTGTTGTCAGCAGAAGTGTCCGACCGTGGCATAGTGAGCGTCAAGACTCCACTACCAGCGGCCCCTGGAGCTATCGGATTGGCAAGTGTTATAGTCGCCAAAATCGACGCATAAGCAGCACTACAAATCTCTAACTTCGCTGCTGCTCCAGCGGCAGTCGTCACAGCATCCATCCGAATAATCTTGAGAGCATCTGAGTAAGTTACTGCCATCGTACCCCCCTAAAGAAAAATGCCGGAGCCGCAGGTTTTGTGCCAGCGACCCCGGCCTGTTCTGAGCGCCATCGAAGGAGAGCGCCTTCTGCTCAGCTCGTTACTGAATCCCGAAAACCTCTAAGTCGAGTGATGCCGTCTCACTCGCATCACCAGCCAGCGTGACCACCACGCTGAAGGTCGTGGCGTTGATGTCGAGGATGAACATGCCCGAAAGTTCGATGCCCGAACCCGCCGCGCTCGCGTTGGTGCAGGTGAACGCCGCCAGAGGCAACAGCACATCCAGCGTGCTCGTGCCATCCGAGAAGTAAGCCTTCACAATGAAGGTCGGGACGTGAGCAGCTGACTGGTTGTAGAGCTTAATCCTCCAGCGCCCTCGCGTCAGCGTCACGCTCGATGGGAACGTGAGGGTGACTGCGGCGTTGGCACCGTTTGTGAGCGCGTTGCCCACAGACTGCCACGAGGAAGCCCCCACACCTCCCAAGAACGGGTGTCCGAGAGTCGGGAACAAGGTCGAGATACTGTTGGTGATTGCCATTGCTGCTGCTCCTTAGTTGATGCTCAAAACTCCTGCTCGCTAGCTACGCGAGGTTCGCAATCATAACGTTCATACGCGGGCTGGGGCAGACAAGCTGCCACGTCAAGTACATCGCGCTCACGACCACTCGCTGATTGCTCGGCTTAATGAACGGTTCCACGTTGAAGTAGTCCATCTCGTGAAACACCGGGAAGATGTAGCGGCTGTTCAGGATGTGCGCAGTGTTCGCTGGGGCGTTGCGGTCGGGAATCACGATGCAGTTGTTCCACAGGAAGTGGTAGCGGAAGCCCATCTGCACCGCTTCCTTGTCTTGGAACTCGTTGGTGAACCGGATGTTGGTGAAGAAGTTGTTCTTGAACCCAGCGTAGCGCACGTTGTCCATGATGAGCATGTCCGGCTCGTCGTAGCCATAGACAACAGTTTGGTAGGCGCTTTCGGCCACGGTCGTTGAGAGCGCCACTCCGCCTCCGGCGACGTTGGCCGGTGGCCTCCACCAAGCGTTCGCGGCGGTCGTGCGGTTGATGCCCGCGATAGTGTTAGTGGTCGAGTCCACCCATGCAACGATGTCGTCGATGTCGAGTGTGGTATTCTGAGGAGCGGTGTGCCAGAGAGCGCGCACCAGCTTTTGCAGGAAGCTGGCACTGGCAATCTGGAACTTGGTTTTGAGCACGTCGAGGGCGCTTGTGCCCCCACGGTTCAAAATCACGTCAGTCACGGGGATAGCGACAGTCTGGTAGTAGTGCCGCCACACCTGGTCGGCAGGCTGCACGCTGTCGATGACAGCAGTGTTGAGCAACTGGTCGCCCCAGTACGCACCGCCAGTCGTCTCTTCCAGTGTCATCAACGGGTAGACAAGCTCGCCGCCTCCGAACTTGCGCCCGAGACGGGTCATCCCCCAGAAGGTCGGTGATGGGACAAACACGTTGTCCCCAAGCACCGGCATGATGTACTTCTGCGTGATGGCATTGAGCGTGTTGACCAGTTGTGCTGGAGGGGTGTTGACGCCCGTGCCTTGGATTGTGTTGCTGGAACTCGCAGCTACGATTGCCATGTCCGTGACTCCTCAGTTTGCCCACCTTACATGGGCAAGATTTGCAGATTGGTGAGGCTTTGCTGCACTTCCGGGTCTTGCGCGGCAGCGTTCATAGCCTCATCGAGATTCTTGAACTCTTGCTTGACGTTAGCGCGGCTCCTGACACCGGGCCGGGGAGCGAGAGCGGCGTTGCGCTCCTGCACGAGCTTGTCGGCACGCTCCTCCACCAGCTTGTCCACTTCCGTTTGCGAGTAGCGCAGCGGCTTCGCCAGCTCGTTGTGGATGGAAGCGATGTCGAACCGTCCGAACTGGTCGGTCTTGCGCTGAGCGGCGGCTTCCTTCACAGCGCGTTCGAGGTTGTAGCCTTCCGGCCAGTCGTTGAAGCCGTTGAAGACTGATACCAAGCGGTCGTTCTCGTAGAGGGTGCGGGAACCGGCCAGCTCCTTTTGCACCTTGGCGACGCCTTCGTTGAACGCCTTGACTTGGGCTTCGAGCGCCTTCACCTGCTTCATTACAGGGCCAACGTAGGTGTCTTTGTCGTAGTCGATGGGTTTGGTGTCGCCTGCGGGGGTAACACCGGCAGCGGGCTTTCCTTCAGCGAAGCGGAACTCTCCGCTGTCAGGGTCAACCGTGACCAGCCCTGCTTCAACCAGCTTCGAGAAGTTCTGGGCGAGGGTTTGCTGAGCGGCTGAGAGGGCTTCTTTCTCCTTGGTAAGCTCTGCGGTTGCATCGGAGATGCGCTTCTGCTCCACTTGAGATAGCCCTCGCAGGTCGCCGAGTGTGGTTTCGACCTCGCCCAGCGTGAACTTGGTGTCATCGGGGAAGGCTTTCGGGTCAGCCAGCACTTGCTGTAGAGTTTTGGCAGTTGGCATGATAGACTCCTTTTTGCTCTCCTATGACGGGAACGCTGGGCCTTGCGGCGGTCCCATAGCTCCCGGTTGTGGCGCTGCGCCGCCCATAGTCGCGGGTGACGGGGCGGCGGAAGATTCGATTGGTCCGCCCGCTGCACTCATAGTCTGGGCGGCGTTCTGGATTTCCTTGAGACCGCGCTGCATAGCAGGCAAGGCACGAGCCAAAGCCTGTGCAGCGCCCGGAATCCTCAAGGCATACTGGTTGATGAGGGCGCTCAAGGTGGAAATCATCTCCTTGATTTTAGCCAGCCCTGCTTGGGGGTCAGCACCGCGAAGCTCGGACAACTGTTGAGCTACAGCGGGGCCAGCACCAGCTCCGGGTGGTGCGCCTACGGCTGCGCCGGGAGCACCACGAGCGCCTTGCTGACCTGCAAGGCGTTGCATGAGCTGCGCCATCATTGGGCCTTGTAGAGCACCCATCAGCTACTTCTTTCCGCCAGTGCCCCCTGGGATGTAGCCCAGCGGGTCTTTGGCTGTGACCAGCGGTGCGTTGGCGACATCGGGGCCGGGTTCGGCTCCCTGTCGCGGTGCGTTCAATGGACTCAGGAACTCGGGCGGATAGTTCGTGCCCAAGCCGCTGAGACCGCCTTTGCCTTTCTTCTTCGGCATGACAATCTCCCTTCGATGTTGGTGCTCAGAGAGGGGCCGAGTGTATCCCAGCCCCCTTGAGCTACCCGCTGCGGTTGGAAAGCGCTACCCGCAGTTATTTCTTGGAGTGCTTTTTGCCGCGCTTGCGGCCTCTGCGTGCCATACGGCCTCCTCTCAGTTGGCTTCAGCAAACTGGCTGAAGTCTTTCGGTGTGCGGGCATCACCGTAGATGCCGATTAGCGCTACGGCTTGCCGGATGAGGTATTCAATCCAAGCGTTTTCGTCGCGGAAGTTGTCACGATACGCAGCCGGAACGTCGAACGGCACGCAGACAACGCCATTGACGGCAATCTGCACGCCGCTGTAGTAGCCAAACTTGCGTTCGGGGAAATTGACCAACTCCGCGTCGGCTCGCATATCACGCTGCGAGCTTAGACACAAGATGTTGTGGATGTCAAGGAGGTGTAATGCTATGTGTCCGCTACGTCCGCTAGTTTATGCTGCGCAGCCACCAGCGGCCCTTGGGGTCACGCCAGACTTGGAAGCCTATTTCACCTGCGAAGCCGGACTCGCACCAACGGCGAATCGTGCGCTCAGTCTTGTGCCAGATGCGGGCTACGGTTCCGACACTCATCCAGTGGAGTTCGTTGAAGGCTCCAGGTGGGAAGGCCGCGCTACCGTTTCTTGGTGCGGGCGAGAGCTGCAAGCTGTTGCTCCTTTTCGACCTTCTCCGCGATGGCTTCAGCGTCAGGGATTTCCAAAATCTCAAGCGCACTTGGTGCGTCAATGAGCCCAGCACTGCGCAGACCCATCACGAGCTGGCGCATAGCGGCTTGCGATATGGGGCGGACGCTGCCAGGGTCGAGGTGGATTTGCATGTCGGCGCTGGCATCGAGAGGCTTCCATTCGCTGAAGCTGAACGCCTTATCCTCCTCCTCGCTAGTCGGGTTGAATGACGGGAAGTATCGACTATTGCGGTAGAAGCGGCACATCGAGAAGAAGCGGATTTCGGCGAGCTTCTGCACGGCTTCGGCAAGCAACATCGAACGCAGCCGTGTCAAGAACTGTGACTGGTAGAGGCTGGCGTCGAACAATCCAGCGCTCACGTTGCCTTTACCCGGCTGGCCTTCGCGGACTTGTGTGAAGCCCCAAAGTTCTTTCTGAAGCGCAAGGAGGATAGCGGGCATCTTGAGCATGTGCTCAGGCATGGGAGCGGGCCAGCGGATTTCAGGAATCCTAGACTGAGCGTTGATGATGCGGACTTCACCCGGAAGCCCACCAAAGTCTTCAGCCTCAATCCCAGTAGCCTCATCAATGAACCAAATCCCGTTATTGAGTCGCACAGCGTTCTCAAAGGCTTGTGAGTACATCCGGCCTGCCAGCTCTTGCAGGTCGAGCGAGAAGCGCGGTGGAGGTGGTGCCCAGAAACTTGTCAGATTGGGCAGTGCCCACAGCGGGATAACCGGGAACTTAACGCGGTCGGTGCGCGGGAAGGGGTTGTCACCATCGGCTAGAATCCGGCCTTCACATTCGACAATGAAGCGGCCATTAGGGTACTTACGGAGGTGCTTAGGCTTCACAGCAGCTTGCGTCGAGGCGAGGGCATTGAGCGCCTTGTCGATAGCTTTCTCTTTCACCTCTAGTAAGCTGTAGTCATCAGTGAACAGCACTCGCACCTTCAACCTGCCGTCCCAGGCTTGGCGGGAAGCGGGGGAACCGGGCATGGCGCTCAAGGGGCCAGGGGGCATCTCGAAGCTGTAACCGGCGCTTTCGCCAACGTTGACGAGGGTGGGAGAGCCACTAGCACGGCGAGGTTGGATGCCCGTGGCTGTCTCAGGCCAGAGCGCCTTCACCTCATCAGCGTACAAGCGTGACTCCAGAATCACGTAAGTCCAGTCCCGGTCGCTGCGCGCCGAGGGGTCAGGGTAGACAGTCTCAGGGTCAACCCAATCGGTCCAGACCTCACCATCCCCCTGCCGCGCATTCGGGTCGTAGCCAACTTGCAGGAAGCTAGTGCCTGCATAGAGAGCCCAGAGTTCAGCGAACAGCAAGCGGTTATTGATACTCTGCGCTCGCCAATCATCTTGGAATGCCTTCTCTCGCTCCGCATCGCGCTCACGCTTCTTGGTGATGTAGACTTTCGGGGAAAGGCTGCTGAGGTCGGTAGCCTCACTGAAGGCTAGAAGTTGCATTTGAGGAATCAACACGGCGGGACGGAAGCTCGGACGCGACGCGGAGCCTTGCAAGAGGTTGTAGAGAATGCGGCAGGTGCGATACCAGTCCGGGCCGAGAAACTGGTTGCGGCGCTCGACACTTATCCTCTGAAGCTCGTCAATCTGACGCGAGCGCGGGTCAGCGGACTGCTCGGACTTGCGGCGAGTAATAGTCGTGAATGCCATAGGGAGCCACCAAGCTGAGCGGCGCTCTCCTTCGGTGCCTAGCGACTCACTACACAACCTCCAATCCAAACTCTCCAAGTGAGTCCAAAGTGGCGGCAGCTAGTCACGCAGCATCCTATGCGTCCCCAGAGAGTTCCGGGTATTGGCTCAACGCATGACATGCTCCCACAGTCTCGACACATGTAGTTCCACGGACTTATTTGCGACAAGAACTTGGGGAGTCTCACTGCACGACCTCCACTTCAGCAGCGCTCTCCTCCACTGGTGACTCAGGTTCGTTCAGCCAGCGGGCGAGGAACTCATTGGGAGTCTCACCTTGCTGGGAGACGGAACCTTTGAGGAATTTCTCTAGCTCAGTGGTCATGCTCAGGAAGTCTTTGAGCGGGATGACGACTGGCACCAGCACGTCAATCTTACTCATTAGGGCTTCCTGCAAGAAGCGATAGGCATCTGCGCTACGCTCGCGCTTCAGCTCATTGAAGCGCTCACCGATTTCATGGAGCACCTGAGATGCAGCAGTGAGGTTGAGGACTGGGGCATCGCTCATGCTAGCTCCTCCGCAATCCTATGCGCAGGGTCGAGATAGCCAACCTGCCCCTTCCGCCAGTACGAAGTGAACTGTGCAACATCCTCCACGGGGAACATCTGGCACAAGTCAAAGAAGTAAGCTGCTCGGAAGTCTTCGTGAGTCTTCCAAGAGTCCAAGTCAGAAAAGTGGCGCCTGCGAAGATACTCCGCAGCGTGTCGAAGGATGCGCCTGCAAGCTGTACTTGAAGCATCACTCATATCTGCACTCCGTCATGCTAGTCTCCAGTAGCTACATGAATAGGCTAGGCGACCCCCTGCATGTGACCCAGCGAGGGCTGTGCTCACTCATGCTGGCTCCTCTTTGGGTGCAGGCGCTTCACCCGCGTACCAAGGCACCCGCCCGGATTTGGCTACGGCTTCAGCACCTTGGTCGAGGCCCATCTGCCGCACCGTTTGACGAGCCTTCTGCTTCTTCTCAGCTTGAGCTGTAGTAGCGTCGTCGAGCACCTTAGCCCGCTGAGGGTGCATGGCTTCTTCGAGCGCAGCTCGCGTCGGGGCAATCCAGCTTGAAGGTTCGTTCGCGCCCGCTGTCCCAACATGAGCTTCCCAGGCTTCGTCAGCGGCCTCAGTGCGTAGAATAACACCGGACTTTGGAAAGCGCAAGAACAAACCATCGGAAGCGGAGGTTGCCAGAAGCTCAGCGCCGTCCACTTCAACTGTCCCACCCAGCTTGCGCACCATGACGATGATGAGGCGGCGGTAGTATTCGACCGTTGAGAGCTTCATTGCTGCGGCTTGATAGGGTGATGCGGGCATTAACGATGCTCCTTAAGGCTGACTAGCTGCCACGGTGCAAGAGGCCACTTAAGCTGTGTCGAATAGCTGTCCCATCCTGGCAAAGCGCACTCCAAGTGGTCGAACATCTGCCAGCGATAAGGTGAACCGTACCACGCGAAGAATCTTCGCGGGTCATCCAGCAACCACAAGACAGCTAAAATGTCTCGATACAGCAGCTTCCTGTAAATCCATCGAGCGTAGAGCTGACGAGCACGTACCCACCATGCCTCTAAAGCCCACTGTGCTTTCCACAGATGCCAGCGCAGGTAACTTAGCATTGGGGTCATAGCTATCACGCAGCCTCCTTAGACTTCTTAGCTTCGAGGTAGGCTTGCTCAAGAAGCTCAAAGCTCAACTGCTCGATGCCGCTCGGGGCGAACACGATTGGGGTGCGCAAGTTCTTAACATGCTCAGGCCATTTGGTCACGGAAAGCATCTCCATAACATTTGGGTCACGTACCACAAGTATGTCACCAGCTTGAAGGCGCAAGCGGGAGATTCGCAGCAGTAAGTTGGTCTTGAAAGCGTGTGGCCCCATCAAAGGTCTCCTACACAATTACTAGCTGCTTTGACGACTTCGCATCCTTGTAGACCTGCTCCAACTGCTCAAAAGGAACCTTCTCTAAACCTTCAGGAGCAAAGACAATCGGGACACGAAGCTTCTTAATACTTTCGGGCCACTCAACTTCCATGAAATACTGCATCAGGTCAGGATCGCTAACAAGGATGACATCGCCAGCCTCCAAGTGCAGCGATGTAACACGACGAATCAGCTCACGCCGAACCTCAACCTTACTGCTCATAAGTCTCCTACGCGCTCAGTGCGCTTCTTGCCAGACTCAGCCCGACTGATTCTGTCAAGATTGGTGTTAGCCATAAGCTGCTGAGCATACATGCCTCCCTCAGCATAAGTAAATGGCAGCTTGGGGTCTTCATCCGGCCCGCCAAAGGGCTTCTTCGAGCCGGGAGCACGAGGCGGTGGGGGGTACTGCTCACGGGCAATCCACCCGAACAGGCCAGCCATGAACACATCGTCGTGCCCCTTGCGAACCTCGAAGTCAAAGACGTGGCCGGAGCGTTGCATGTTCTCAGCCTGCTGAATGAAGGTCTTGTCCATTGGGCAGCAACGCTTATGAGCAAGCGCACCACGAAACGTGGCGAAAGCCAGCTCGCGGCTGCGGTAGCTCGTTTCCCAGCCAAGCGAGGCGCGGCGGGCTTTACCAGGAGCGGCGTCATCGCGGGAGCCCCGCCAGAAGTAGAGATTGGGATAGTAATAGACATCACGAAGGCGCTTCTGTGTCACGAGTCCGAGGTTCCCCGTCAGCTCGACATTGATGAGAGCACAATGGTTGCCTGCACGATAGTAGCGACCTGCGGCGTTGGCGAGGACGGTTAAAGTCTCTGGGTCAACCTTCTCGTCATAAACGGCAGCGCATTTGCCGGAGTGCCCATTCCAGATGAACATGCAAGCAAAGTCACCATACTCAGTGCCACGAGCGGCGTCAACACCGATGTAGTACCAACTCGCATCGTCAGGGTGCTCGTAGATGCGCCACCCGCCAGAGGCAGGCTCAAACTGGCTTCGGTCACGGTCAACCAGCTCGATGTGGCCTTTGGCAATAGGCTCAGCTTGAGTCTCACGCATGTAAGCGAGTTCGGCGCGGCTAAAGGAGGGGTCGCCCGACACCTGGAACGCGACACCTGGACACCACGGATACTGTTCCATGAACACGTCTTCGAGGCCGTGGCACTTTGACTCCATCGTATAGCGATACCAAGCGATTTGGGCTTTCGTTGCCTTATACGGCCTGCCCATCAGCTCCTTTTCGACATCGCCGCTAGGGGCATCGCTGGCCTCATCGGGGTTGCGCACACATGCAGGGTCTTCGAGCCAGCCTAAGAACACCGGCAGATAGCCATTATCTCCATGACAAGCGGACTCCCAGTAGTTGTAGAACGCCTCACCATCATCGGTCTTGCCATTCGCCGTTGATTCGATGATGATGATGGAGTTCGGGTCGTGGTCACTAACTGTGGGCAGTAAACTTGTGAAGCTGTCTTGACCAGGGTATCGCGCAGCTTCCGAAAGATGCAGACCAGAAAGTGTCAATCCATGCCCACTTATGACGTTACCCGCCGTGGCGATGCGAAGCTCACTTGCGCCTGCTGCGTGCGGGAAGTAGATTTTTCGTTGTGTTGGTTTAGGCAGCTCAAACGGCATGGAGCGAGCCCAAGTAAGCGGGTCTTTGAATAGGTCAATACTGGTGTTGAAGTCGTGTGCAACGATGAGAGCTTGAGCACCAGCTAGGGCATTGCAATGGGCAAACAGCATCCCATCGGAGAGCTTTGAGAACCCTACGCGGCGGCTCTTAACGCAGATGGCTCGAAGCGGGACGCCTGTGGCTCGCTGACGCTTGTAACCCTCAAGGGCTTTGCGCTGATTGAAGTTGAAGATGAATGGGGATTGGATGCCTAAGTCCCGATGGCGAATAGGCAGCTTAGCGAGGAACTTTTCAACGTGGTCTAAATTCACAACCTATCCCTTCGCAGCAGCGGGCGCGAACTGTCCCGCGCTAATACCTGCTGTGTAGCAACGAGCTGAGCACCACACATCGTTGGTGATAATCTGCGTCACTGGGTCACGGCGAGCCTGAATCATCTTGGCTTGGCGGAGGTCAGGAATCGGACGGCCACACTGGACGCAGGTGTAGTTACCTTCCTCAGCGGCACTGACGCGAGATTGCAGCTTACGAGCGCCCTCCTCAAGCAGCGCATGAGCAGCATCGAGAGTGTCTTGGCCTTCTCGCAGGTCGCAAGTATCCCAGTTGGGGAGCACTACCATAGTACTGCCAGCAGGCCAGCTCTTAACGTCGGGGCTATCTTCAATGACGACCTCAGCAGGGGCAACTCCCCTTGCATGGAAGGGCAGCTCACTCTCCTTGCGAACGACGCGGCGCGGAGCTTGAGTTGGGGCTGGCTCTAGGCCCACAACGTCAGGAGCAAGCGGACGGCCTTGAACTGCGGGGTCGTTCTCTCCTAGACCTCCAATGCTGTGTCGAGCGGGGTCAATCGCGCCTCCTGAGCCAGCTTCGGGGAGCCTACCATAGTTCGGAGGAGGGTCAGGTGGAGCTTCACCACGAGGGGCTTTGGGCTCCACAGCAGCAGCTTGGCGATTAGCGAGCCGAGTGGCAGCAGACTTCTGTTGAGCTGCACGGCGAGCTTCAGGCGTCATCGCAGCGAAGCCTCGCGGGACCTTCACAACGGGTGTGTCAGACATGAGCGCTCTCCTATTGGGTCGATGGGACTAGTGGTGGCTCCGGAGGCGGCATGGCTTCGACGGGGGTGACCCGCTGTGCCATCATGGGCCGAATCTTCTGCACCATCATCAATTCGCGGAAGTATTCAACGAGGCCCAGCACCAGAACCATGTTGCTTGGGTGCTGCACCTGAATGTCTCCGGTTGCTTCATCGAACTCGATTACGATTCGCTGCATGGTGTTCTCCTTCACCTGTTCAACACTGGATTATAGGACGGAGGCATCGAAGGCCAGCAGGGAAGCGGTTGTGGCACCGATGACCACCCGCAGTACGGACACGCTTTCGGACTCGGTACGTCAATCAGGGTGTGACATTGCGGACAGTGCATCGACAGCTCCTTCAAGTGGAATGCAATCTCTTGGGCCGCAACCGTTGCTGAGCAGCGTGTTGACGAAGCTGAGCGTCTCGCCGCTGCTGCTGAGCTGCATAGGCTTTAGTGACGACCCGGATGCTCTTACAATTCCTGCAACCAAATATCCAATGGTCATCAGCTTCACCAAGCACGACGATTTGAGAGCGTTCGCACTCGCCCTTCTCGAAGGCTGCACACAGTGGCAGCTCCATCAGAGTACCCCCAATGTCGAGCTGCTTCGTGCTCCCTGGCTCAAGTCACGGTGCTTCTTGAATCCCTGCCCGCGCGCCGGAGGCCAAGTTCCGCGCCGGATTCGAGAGCGCATAGCGAAGATACGCTGCCCACGAACCCCCAATCTACGAGCCACTTCTGGACAAGCGCCGATGGCAGAGGTGTACCCAGCTTCGATGCCGCAGATGATTTTGGCGTAGAGCCATTCACCGGGCTGAGGCCGCTTGCCACGGACTTGCTCCCAGTGGTCGAGGCGGAGCTTCAGGCGCTCCAGCATCCGAGCGCGGAGTTCGGGAGGTTGACCCTCGAACAGCATTCGGCGCGGGTGCCGCTTGAGCTTGCGCTCAAAGCTGAAGTCCTCACCAAGTAGGCGCAGGTTGCGGAGCTTCTCCTTGTGAGGCATGAAGCCAGATGGGTTCTCCCCTTCCGGCATGATGATAGGGTGCTTGCGGAAGCTGGTGCCGTCGATGAAGGTCGAGGACATCGCGGACAGGGTTAGCACAAGTTGCATGGCCTGTCAAGCTATTTCTGTGGGAGCTGCCGTAACTGGTTGATTCTGTGGCTGCTGTGGGCGATGCGGCCACCGCTTCTCCCTCGCCTTCCGCATGTTCTCACGGGTAGCAGCGAGCTTCTTCGGGGTGCGAATCCTACCTAGCTGGCTAAGGTATTCGCGGGCTTCAGGGGTCAATGTCGGCTTCTGGTTGTCCATGACCACAGCCTACCACAACCCACCCCGGCTTGTCAAGCGGTTTGTGAGTCGGACGCATCTTTCGCTTCCTCCATGACAAGCCTCGAAACCCTCTCTGCGATAGTATCTCGTGCTTTAGCTATCTCATCAAACCAGCCATCGTATAGGACTGTGAAGTAGCGGCCCGTCAGCCCGCCGTGCTTGTGCTTCTCCATGAACTCATCGAAGGCCTTGCCTAAGCCGGGGTTGGTACACCACCCAGAGCTGGGGTAGTACTTTCCGAGGTAGAACTTGGCCTTATCTATATCGAACTGACCATCTGGTGAGTCATTGAGACACTTGACACACAGGAGATACATTCTCTGGTTTGCCATGATGGACACTATACCACACTTACCAACCTCCTGTCAAGCGGTTATCGCATACGAGCTATAGATTTCGCTAGCCTCTCACCCACCACCCGTTATTGTGTTCACCAGCGGATTGTGTATAGAGACTAGGGCTATACAACGCCTCGCGTCTCGTGAGCGCGCGCGCCTGGGCTCGCAAGCGCGGCTGACGCGCCTCGCGCGCGAGGAGGCTCCACACGGGCGAGCGCGCGGGCCAGCGTGGGCGGGCGCGTCGCGGGCGGACCGCCCTGGGGTGCGCCAGATTGCGCCGGTCGGACAATTTGTCGCAACGGATATGGAATTCCATTTATCATATACCAAATAACGGATATTGCCCCGTCAGTTGCAAACCCAGTTGTCGCCGATTGTTTGTTCTCAACAAGTTACAACAGCAACGGTTTTTGGCACGGCGATTGCAAGGTTGTTTGGCGACAATCGAACGTGAGCGGCCAATCGGGACACCCAATCCCGACGGGCGACGGGGAGCAAGCCTTCCCCACGGGTTCAGCCTAAGAACTGGGCCTGCATGAGTCCCGCTAGGCGCTGCCAAGCGCGCAAGTGCCGCACTCGTAAGGCGTGGAACTATGCGGGCGATTGTCGGGCACCGAGCGTATCGAAACGGCGCATACCGATAAGGCCGGAACATTAGTCGCCATGCCGGTATGCATATTCTACCGGCCTTTCCTTGCGCATCCCGCTGTAAAGCTGAGGTGTGCTAATTCAACCTAGCGTGGAGGAAATTGTGCAAAACCAGACTCTCACAGTGACATTCTCGCAGTTCGACGACAAGAAACATTCCGTCCGCTATCGGGCGGATTCCAACGGCAAGGCAGCGATCGCCTTGCGTGACATCTACGTGGACAAGCTTGCGCTCGCGGAGAAGGGGCTGCCCCAGCACAACAAGCTCAAGGTCACCATCGAAGTGCTGCCCGAAGCAGCAACCGAACGGCCAGCGAAGGTCGAGTAACAGTCCAGAGTGGTCTACTGTTTAGGCCACTCCCAGCGCATCTAGCGCAAGGAGTACAGCGTGCCGTGGGATGCGGTGTTCATGCTGGCGGTGAAGGCGTCGATGCAGGAGGTGCAACAATGAAAGCGGCATTCGACTTCGATATAGCGGTAAGCTACGACTACGTATCGAAGAGGAAATACCACTTAGTGTCCAAGAGCCAGCTTAGGAAGTTAGCGCAAGCTCTAGGGCTGAAAGCTGGCGAGTTTGACCTGCGTTCCAACATGGGTGGTGACGCAGTATCGGGTGAAGTAACACTCCACACGGACAACTTATATGTTCAAGTAAGCCAACCATTTGCAGACCTGCTAGGCATCCTACTTCGCACATGCAAAGGCAGGAAGGACTATTGCGGAGGGCCAAACCACTTCGCGCCAGCTAACCTGCTAAACTCGCCACAACTACTCGCGGAGCACATCAGAAAAGCTCTTGGCGTATAGCAGGAGTGGCATCAAAAACCGCTTGACAGACTGTGCGAGAGGGTGTATAAGGTCGAGGAAAGTTGGAGGTGCCAAGTGTACAAGATGAACTTCTACTGCACAAAAGAGGCCGACGGCAGCATCCATGTTCAGAATGCCGTCATGGGCCACTTGGGGCAGCATCACGTCCACACGCTAGAGGACTTCGAGCAGTGGGGCAAAGGTGTTGACCTAGCCCATATCGTTATGCTTAAGGACTGCGCACCTTGCTCTTGCGGACTTAAGGCGGGTGAGGTCAAAGACGGTTGATGCGTAGTGAGAGTCTAGTTTTGCACACCTTTAATCGGAGGTGCAACATGCTGAGACTGGTCGAACCTGAGCCGCTGCCGATGGAGTTCGAGCTTGTTGACAACGCGGTATTCGAGCTTGAACCCGCAGGGCTCGGGCTGTTCAAGCCTGTGTACCGATGGACGTTGGAGGAAATTGAGACGAGGCTGCAAAACTAGCGTGAGTAGCATTGAGCATTAGCTGGTAGCTAGCTAGTGCTCACTGGTGCTCACTAGCACCAATGAAGGTGCGATATGTCGAGTGGGCCTGTACCACCTGAATACTCTGCTGCGGTTAAGGTAGTCGTCAAGCGGTACTGCACGAAGCAAGAGCTGTGTAGGGCCATCAGCAAACACATTGAGGGTAGGTTCACAGTGTTTAATCCTATGCTGACGCGCCATGTACAGCCAGCGGAGATAATCAAGCCGGGCCAGTATATAGCTGCCTCTAGCTACACGCTGGGGGAGTGGCCTATCAAGGTTCTGGCTGTCGAGGTTATCGGGTAGCGGTGAGATACCTTACCGCCTCTCGCTGCATTCGGCAGCAACCTGAATGGAGGTGCCCTATGGCAACCAAAAAGAAGGCTGCCAAGAAGCGCGAGCCGGGTCAGGAAGTATGGGAACCGGCTGGAGCTGTCTCGACCGTCCGCGTGGTCATCAACGGTGAGCAAGCGGGTGAGGCGGGACAGCATGAGACTATCGGTGACGTGGCGAAGCGGTTCGCTCAGGCCCACGGCTTGCGGCGATTCTCTGTTGTCACTGATGGTCAGAAGCGCACAACGGCGGCTGGCGATACCTTGCTTACTAGAGTCCGCACTCTAGAGCTGGTAGCCAAAGACGCGCAGGGGTAGCGCCCTGTGCTCACTGCGGCTAGCCTCAGTGGGCCGAGCGAGTGCCAATCGCGGCATGGTTCGGCTCACTTTGGGTAGGCACAGGAGACGGCTTACCGATTCTGCTCAGAGAGGAGGTGAATGCTATGCAAAGAGCTAGAGTTAATTTGAGGCGGGATGCTGGGGGAGAGCTGGTGCTCACTATCACTGGAGCACTAGAGCCCTCCACAAGCGCTGTGCTGGCGAAGCTGCCAAAGACGGCGTTTAGGGGAATGGATAGATGGAGGCGCAGTAGGCTGAGCAGGCAGCCAATGCGGGAAGTGGTGTCCGAAGCTATCAGCTACGGCACCTCCATCGAAACCGTGTCCAATGCCATCGCTGCTGCTATTCTGGAAACCCAGATAGCCAACGGCGAAGGCTTCACGTCTGAGGCTCCACTAGGGTTGGAAGGCCAGGACTTGCTGGTAGCGGGCTCGCCTGCGCTGCTAGCGGTCGGCACGGGGCTATTCCAGCTCACACCCATCGGGGTGATAGACGGTGCCAAAGGACTCAAGACGCTCCGGGAGAAGGCGCGGAGGCAAGTCGCGGCTGAGGCGGCTGCTCTCAAGGCCAATGCTGAGCAGGAAGCTGCTCGCATCGTCCAACGGGCGGCTGAAATCGAGCACCGGGCGAGGGAATCAGCGCAAGAGTTGGTTCGCTCACCACTGGGCCGGGTGCCTACGGACATCATGGCGCATTACCCGCTACGCAGTAACCCGCTGTCGGTGGGGGTACACCTAGACGTGGTAGTGACAGAGTTCGTGAAGACTTTAGAGGGGCAAGTAAAACACTGGGCTGCTAGTGAGGCGCTGAGTGCAACAACTCTGCTCTGGGTGCCATTCGACCCAGCAACGGGCACGCTGAATGTCAGGAACTCTAGGGTTGACGCTGGGGCATACCAGCTTCCGCACGCCTCGCACGGGGGCACTTGTGTTGACTTGGCACGGGAGCCGAGGCCGTTTACGAGCTGCGCCAGTGTGGAGTGGCTCCAGCAGCAGTTGCAGGGTGCGTTCCGGGTAGTCAACCTGTCGTCGCTGCTGCTCTGGCCGAGGCATGGCTGGCATCCGGTTATCAAGAGCGTGTGCCCACCGGATGTGCTGAAGGCAGCGGACGAGAGGGTTCCTTGGGGCCAAGTTACGACCCGCCCGACTTCCGTTGAGCTAGTTGGCGCGGAGGCGGAGGGTGACGAGGAGTGGCAGGTCGCCCGAGTAGAAGGGGAGAGGTGAACAATGTCCTTTGAGCGGCAAGAAACGCTTGGCATCAAGCAGGAGCAGTCCGTCGCGGTCATCGGCTGTGGCGGGGTAGGAAGCTGGGTTGCCCTCTACCTCGCAATGGCTGGCGTCGAGCGGATTGACTTGTTCGATGGGGATACAGTTGACGGAACGAACCTCAACCGGCTGCCCGTGCCCAGGGCCTCTATAGGGCAGCTAAAGACAGATGCGTTGGCCGAAGTCCTCCAGTATCTACGGCCAGAGCAATCAGAGAGCCTGTTCTTGCACGGGAAGTTCGTTCCTAGGCTGGCTGAGGCTATGGGCATAGGGTGGGATTGGTTGGTTGTCACGACCGACACACTCAGTTCGCGGAAAGAAGCGTACAAGTACAGTCAGAAACATAGCATCAGCTACATAGAAGCTGCGGCGAACGGGCTGGCTGGCAGCGTAGCAGCGAGTCCGGCTGAGTGGGATTTGGAGGAAGGCGACCCGGCTGGCTATCGCACGGTGCCGGTGTTCGTCGGGCCGTGTGCGGCAGCGGCAGCGATGGCGAGCTACTATGTACTGCGCAACACTCCGATTGCCGAGGCGCACCGAGTTGACTGGTACGACCTTAACGGGTTGAAGCTCACGGAAGCAAGCGATGAGTAGCAGGTGAGCACAGGTGTTCACCAGTGTTCACTTGTGCTCAACTCTAATGGAGGTGCAGTATGGGGAAGCGTGAACGCAGGTTCCGCAGCTGGAGTGATGTGAGGCGGGAGTTCCTGAGAGGCTTCAAAGAAGAGGAGCGCTCAGGCTCTAGGCCGGACCTCATTCAGCGTCTAGGCCTTGACACGCTTGCCAAGCCTACCGAACCAAAGGCTGAGGAGACGTGGGAATGTGCAGTCGGTGATGTGCGTGGTTGCCCGATTGTGCAGGCTCCAAAGATTCTCGTGCCTTGGGCGCTCTATCGCACTTGGGTTGAGCTGGCATTCCAGGTTGATACGGAATGGATGGCTTACCTCACGGGCGAAGCAACAGAGCGTGGGTTTGAGGTGCGGAAGACGTACTTTCCTGCTCAGGTTGCGCGGCCAGCGCATGTGGAAGCGGTAGGTGAGCTTACCGCTGTCCGACCGGGCACCATCGGGAAGGTACACTCGCATGCTACGATGGCAGCATTCCATTCTGATGAGGACGAAGCGCATCAGAACTGGCCTGTGGAAATCGTGGTCAACTCCAAGGGGGAGACTGACTCGACTGTACGGGTCAAGCTGGAATGTGGCAGGTGGTCGAGAGTGAAATCGCGCATCATGCTCACTGGCACGGCGCAGTCGGAAGGCGCGCTGACTGAGCTGAGAGCGGCAATTGAGCAGGGAGAGGAGTTCGACAAGAAGCGGGCTCCGGCTCCGATGCTCTATGGCGAGGGCATACGGGCTGAGGTTGTGTCTCCCAGCGTGGGAGCTATCAGCGGTAGCGGGGAGCCGACTGAGGTTGACAAGGCTTATCAGGACTGGATTGACCATCTGAATGGCGCTCGCAGCCGAGCACGAGAGTTCAACTTCGGGGTGTGAGGGAGGTGAGTGAAATGGCGCAGATGTTCAGCAAGAGGCATTATGAGGCAGTGGCTCGGGAGATTTCAGCAGCGGTGCGGTACTATGCTGAGCGCGATTGCCCCGGCGGTTATGACCGCTCTGTTGAGGGGCGGGGAATTAGGCGGGTAGCGGAGAACCTGTCTGCTCGCTTCGTCGAGGATAGCCCCCAATTTAACCGTGAGCGCTTCTTAGCAGCTTGCGGGGTGGAGGAGCGATGATGCAGCACTGGCGGGTCAAACTACATTACCCGCGAAGGATTGGCAACGTAGAATACTTCGCAATCGTGGCACGGACGCGGGTTGAAGCTATCGCGGACGTGCTGCGCGACGAGGATATTCCACGCATCAAATCGGAGCGTGGACAGTGGCTCAAGGTAACGGCAAGGCGAGACCGGAATCCCTATTACGGGGAGGACACCTAATGTGGCGCAAAGCAGCAATCGCCCTTGTGTGGCTGGTGATCATTGGCGTGGCATTGATGGTCAGAATCTTCGAGCGGAGGAGGTGAGCAATGGAGCACGTTCTATACGAGTGCGGCATCTGTAGCTGTTACCATCCGTGGGATTGGGACGGCGACTGCCGCGACGACTACAACCGCTGGGGTAGCCCTGAAGAGTATGCCCGAGCCAAAGGCGTCAGCGCTGACGAGGTTGAGGTTCGCAGCATGGACGACCGCGTAGCTGCTGACGAAGGGGACCAACATGCCTGAAATCTTTGGGGTAGCGTTCATAGCAGCGGTCGCTATCGGGCTTGTGCATACCGCTTGGGCATTCTGGCGTAGGCGACTGTACGCTCTCGGGCTCCTCGCGGGACTTGTAGGAGCGGGGTTGGCGGGGCTCCTATGGATCGCTATCACGTCGCCGGGATAGCGGTAGGGTGAGCCCCTTCACGGCCTTGGCCCCAGGCTTCCGCTGGGTGCCCTCCCTCCCGAGTCCGAGTGCCGGAGGCTGAGCCACTCCAAACCGGAGGCAGCCCGACTGGGGCTCGGGAGAGAGCGCACAAGGAGGTGCAAAGTGTCAAAGCAGGTAAGAGTCCAGGACTTGCAAGACCAGATTGGCTACAATGGGCCGCGCGCCATTCTGCGCTGTTCTGTGTGTGGCTCGGAGGCGAGTGCCAACAGGGGGGACTACTTCATGCTACCGGGAAACCACGTATTCCGGTGCTGTGACCTCCCTATGGCGAAGGTCGTCAAGAGCACAGTGTTCAAGCATGTTGGCCCCGACCACGTTTGAGGTAGCGTTATGGAAGTAGCTGAGAACGTTCGTCTAGCAGTCGCCTACCTCATCGGCGTGGTGAAGTATACGCTGTTTGTGGGGGCGGTGCTGGTGGTGGTGTTCAATGTGTGGAACCTGCTGAGGAGGAAGCACAATGGCTGAGAATTGCAAAGTCTGCCCCTGCTGCGGGCTGGTGCTCATTCCGCTCACTGAAGTCGCTTGCGAAGTTTGCATCGACTATCTAAGTGAGAAAGATGAGCTACTAGCAGTGGGGGAGAATGAGGAGGGGAAACGATATGGCTAAAGCTAGAGCTGAGTATTACGTCAGCGTGTGCCCTGAGACCAAGCAGGTGTTCATCTGCAAGGTCGGGGTTGACAACAACCTCTGTATGGTGTTCGACCACGGCAAGCGCTCCGACACGGAAAACGCGAGGAAGATTGTAGACACTCTGAACCGAGGAGGCAAGAAGCATGGCTAGCAATCAGGGCATCCCAGCCTGCCCCATTTGTGGTGGGGGGAATACAAATACTCTTACGTTGCTCGGTTGCCAAATGATTGTCTGCCACGACTGCGGAGTTTGTGGAACCGTAGCAGAACTTGAAGCTATGAAACCTGAAGTCGATGAGGAGTGGGGATAAGCCATGCCTAAAGCTGAATGCAGGTTGAACGAGCACAGCATCGAGTGCCGGGGTCGCCACACTTGCGGCCTCAAAATGCGCTGCCGTGAGTGTGCTTGGGTCGGGCCGTTGCGGGATGCCTTGCACGAGTACCGGCCTACGGACTTTGGGCAGGATGTCGAGCCGTGGGATTATTGTCCTGATTGCCAGTCTGGGGAGTTGCAGCCAGCAGCATAGCCGTGCTCCCTTACGGGGGTAAAACGTGAGACTGGGGGTGTATGTAGTTGAATCTGCTACGCATTATAGAGTCTCATGCCCTCTACGCACAGTGAGACTCCCCTTATTTTACAGTCTCACCGCCCCCACAGCGAGTGAGACTCTTATCTATCTGATTCTTAGGGAGTTAGGCTACCAGTCTCACGGTTTCCCCCCTGTTATAGAGGGCGCTCAATGGAATCAGCAACTTATGGCGTTTAAGCTCTGCGCCTGCGCCGGTAGATTCCAGTCTCACGACGCTCTAATTCGCCCGATTCGATAGCGTCGGTGAACCATCGGAACAAGGAGGCGCGGGAGATTGACTTCTCGGATGCGAAGTCGCGGAAGGTTTCGATGAAGATGTCTTGGTCGAACACGAGCGACTTTAGGAAGTTGTAGAGTAGGAAGTAGCTGGTTTCGTTGGTGGTCTCAACGAAGCAGCCCTTGTCGTCGATGCGGAAGTCGAAGCGTTCCTCGCGGGCGTTGCGGGGGAGCAGGTGCATGATGCGGCGGTTGTCGTACACGTCTTGGGGCTTGACGCGCTCGATGAGGATGACGGTTTCTGTGTAAGCTGCCCACGCTGCGGAGCCCGAAACCCGCTGGCGCAGGTCGAGGTAGCCTTCATTCTCCTTGGTCTTGGGAGTGTGAGCACTGCCAATGAGGGTGAGCTTCTCGCGCTCCACGGTGAGCGCTACGCCTAGCAGGAACTTGGAGGTCATAGCGTAGAGCTTACCGCCCTCACTAGCTGGAGCCATCGACTGAAAGCCTTCCACGAAAAGGACTTCCACGCCAGGGATGTGAGTGCGGGCGAGGGCAATGATGTCAACTATCGGGTGTCCTCTACCGTCGATGGTGGGCATGGTAGCGGGGTCGATGTCCAAGCGAGCTAGCGTAGCCTCAATGCTAGCACGGCCACGGTCACAGCTCACGTAGGCGTATGGCTTGGGGTGCGTAGAATAACCCAGTACGCGCTTGCCTTCGCGCCAATCGCAAATCATACGCAGCAGCCATGTGGTTTTTCCCACACCGCTAGCGCCTGCGACCAAGTGAATTTGCTCACTTGGGAATATCTGGTCGATAACGAATGGCATATAGACTCCACTCGACGGAGATGAGGAGGCTGATGGTCGAGTCACCAACCTCCTCGAAGACTGCCCGGCGGGGGCAGTGAACCGGAGGTGCCCGGTTTTTGGAAAGGTAGCACGGGCGGCATCAAAAGTCAAGCGCAAAATTCTTGGGGGCACGTAACGATTTAGCTTGACACGAACACGAATCGGGTGTATGGTCGTAACGAATTGGAGAGCGCCGTCGAGATGGCAAACCACAAGTTGCTGAAACCAAACAAGTTCTGTCGGCTATGCGGGAAGCGGCTGCGCGGCCAGCGCCGGAAGTTCTGCTGCAATCGGCATGGGACGCTGGCGAGGGTGCGTAAGTGGCGTGGCCTCAAGAGGGTCGAGTCCGGCTACGCGAAGGTAATGGTCGGTCAGGAGCGTGTATGTCCAACGTCATAGTAGTTGACCGCTCTCGAATCGAAGCTCACGAGCACTGCCGCCGCAGGCGCTATTGGCAGTACGAATGGCAAGGCCGTGGCTTGGAGTCCACGCGGCCCAGCGCGGCGTTGGAGATTGGGAAGGCTGTGCATACGGGGCTCGCGGGCCTGCTGGCCGACATCAGCATCGTCGATGAAGCCGTGGGCCTTGCTCTCCATGAATTCAGGCAGAATACCGCCATCTACAACATCCAAGGGCAGCCCGAGGACACCGGGGAGGCAGCGGCGCTGGTCGAAGCCTTAGTCCGGGCTTGGGCGGCTGTCAGGCTCCCTGCATGGCTCGACGAGTACGACGTGCTCAATGTTGAGCGCGAGGAGTTGCTGCCGCTCGATGTGGGCATGGTTCTGCTAACGAGGGCTGACGCGCTGGTTCGGCGCAAGGGTGATGGCTCCCTGTTCCTCGTCAACTTCAAGACTGCCAAGCAGATTGACGTGGTGTGGCGAGAGCAGTGGCGGCTGGATATGCAGACGCTCTCCGAAGTGCTGCCGGTTGAGGCGAGGCTGTGTATGGAACACCCGTTTGTAGCAGCCGAGAAGCTCGCTGGTGTCATTATCGAGGGGCTAGTCAAAGGCGGGAAGTCGAAGGACGGAAGCATCTCCTACCAGTCTCCCCTAACCTGGCCTTGGGCACAGCAGGCGATTCCGGGCGCTATCTACAAGGGCCGCTATGAGTGGGAGAGCATTGACCTCGACGGCAGCAGGCGGAACCGGAGGCTTGGCCGCGACTGGAAGCGAGTGCCCATATGGAAGGAGTCGGGCGGGGTCAAGGGCTGGATTGAGGAGCTGCTGCGCACCGACCGGGCGCTAGTCGAGGAGCAGTTCGTGACGCTACCTCCCATCCTGCGTAGCGAGTGGGAAATTGAAGAGTGGAAACGGGCGACGGTGGTGAGTGAGCAGAGCATTCGAGGCTGCACCATTCAGCTTGAGACTGACCCTGAGCTGCTGCCTGTGCTGTTCCAGAGGCACACGAGTCATGGCAACTGCCTGCGCCCGAGCAAGTGTGCTTGCTACGAGCTGTGCTGGGGCACAGCGGCTGCTGACCCAGTGGGCAGCGGACTCTATCGACTGCGAACCCCGAATCATGAGTATGAACGTAATCTGCTGAGTGAGCAGACGCTAACTGAAGACGTGCTCAAGGCTGCTCACGAGACTTATGATGGTGAGCACAATCATTGAAAGGAAACTGTTATGCAAATCTGTCCCAAGTGCCGTCGGATAGCCAGTAGTGGAGCAGCGTTCTGCTCACTAGACGGCGCGAAGATGGTCAACGTGGAGTGTCCGAATTGCAGGTACGTAGCCGTCTCACCCCACGAGAAGTTCTGTGAGCGCTGTGGACGGGAAATCGAGGGGCTGTTTGAAGCAGCGCTTCGAGCCCGTGACGAGGAGGTAGCAAGTGCAACCAATGGCACCTAAAGCTGACCTGGTTTATGCGGCAACCGGGCTGCGGAAGACCAGTAACATCGGCCTCGCTGCTCTCTACTTTTGGAACAAGCTGCACAAGCGCACCCGCTTAGTGAGCGCCGATGGTGGAGGGTGGGAGCCGGTTCAATCGCTCGTTGATGAGGGCATCATTGTCCCGTGGCAGGTTGCCCTGCACCGCTTCCCGCTTACCGCCATGCAGCAAGCCTGCCAGGGTCACTGGCCGGTGGATGTGAACGACCCAGCTACCCAGCTCAAGCCCTTGACTAAGGAGGAGTGGGAAGGCATCGCGCTCGTTGCCTACGAGGGGCTCACCAGCTTTGGCGACCTGATGCTGCAATGGTTTCGCCGTACCGGGCAGAAGCTCTCACAGGATGCGAGCTATAGCTACGACGATGGCGGAGGCATTAGCTGGTTCGGCTCCAACATGAGCCAGTATGGAGAAGTCCAGAACCGCATCTATGACTACGTGATGAGCACCAACCGGCTGCCTTGTGACAAGGTGTTGTGGACAGCACTCGAAGGCAAGGGTGAGGAGGAAGGCTCGAAGGCTCCTATCTATGGGCCTGCTATTGCTGGCAAGAAAGCTGTGGGCAAAGCTGGGCAGTGGTTTGGGAACATGCTGCACATTGAGGCTGCTGTGATTGAGGGTGCTGTTGACAAGGACACTAAGCAAATCCCCCTTGTCGTGAAGCCCACGATGTACCTTCGTCCTCATGCTGACCCAGTGAGTAAGATTCCGTTTCACGCGAAGACTCGCGCACCTTTTCAGTTTGCGGCAGAACTGCCGGAGAAGTTAGAGCCACCGGATATAGCCGCTTTGTACAAGCTGCTGGATGCTTTGAACGAGAAAGCACGAGCTTCTCTCAAGCAGACTGCCGCAACTAAACCATAAGGAGGATGACCTGTGCCAGATATCAGTGAACTTAACCTGCCAGATGAGGCAATACCGGATATTGATTACAACGCACCGGAGCCTGGGAGCTTCCCACCGCAAATCGCTCCCGGTGTCTACGAGTTCATGTTCCACTTGCCGGAGAAGGGAAGCGACTGCTTCGACAAGCAGACCGTTGAAGGTAAAGACCATGCGGTGTTTGTTCACGAAGCCGAGGCCCTCCGCAACTCTAAGGGTGAGGCCGTTACCGCCAACGCCGATGGCAAGCAGCCCTTGCTGCGCTTCCAGCGAGCCTCAACCTACAAGCACGTCAAGATGCCAAACTCGATGCTTGGGGACTTGCTGCGCTCACTCAACGTTCACATCGACGGGCCGCTGACGCTGCACGCCGTAGCTGATGCGCTAGCGGCCATCGACGGTCGAGCAACCTACAAAGGTGAAGTCGGCTGGCGGAGCTACTGTAAGTCCTGCGACCAAACGGTGAGCACCCACCCCCGCAAGAAGAAGGGTGATGCTGCTTGGCCGCGCACGGCAGAGGGGCAGTACGAGCTGACAGCGACTTGCCCCAAGTGCGGTAACAAGTCATATGGAAATGCGGAGATTGTGCGCTACAGGTTGCCAGAGCGCGAACGCAGCTAGTAGCACAACTCTCCTACTCATCTTGGGTTCTGAGCGCCCAGAAAGGAGGACACCATGCCAGAGAGCAAAGCAGCGAGAGTGTTGAACTACTTTGAGACAGCGCCGGTTGAGACAGCCGAGTTGGTACTCGACCTAGCGCGGTCGAAGATGCGGGCACGCAAGGCTTTCTCACAGGTTCGGTCAGCAGCGGCGCGTAAGCGGTTCGCTAAGACTGCGGCCCCGAAAGCTGGGCGGCCCCGTAAGACCTATCCAGCTTCAGCATCACAGGAAGCGGGGCAGGACGCGGCAGCGCCAGTCTAGCTGCCTGTGAGCACCATCGCGTGCTCACAAGGGGGATGACTAGAGGGGCTCTGGGCACCTTACCACGCAGGCGTCCGGTTGCAGCGTCTAACCTCTGGAACCCCCCTTGTGAGTGCGTGAGAGCACATAAGCTATGCTGCCAGGAAGGTTACTAGCATCGAGTAACGAGGCTCCACATCGGGCTTGGTGGAAAGGATGGCAGCATTCAACCTTGAGGGCGTGCGGCGTGGAAGGACACGCGAATGGTGTACATGGGAACGGGGGCAACCCAGTTAGCCTGGGCATCCGATACCCTTCCGGTGCGGAGAAACCGTTTGAGGCAGACGGCCACTGCTAGAGAGTATCCGCAAATGCAATCGGAGCCGGAGCAATCCCATGATCCGGTATCAAGTCCGGCCACGCCCTCAGCAGATTGCGTGTCGCGGGGGTCTGAATAGGAGGCTAGCATGGAAGCAATGGCAACGATACTGGTGGTAACGATACTGGCCGTGGGATTTCTTCTCTACTACGGTCTTTATCTTATTGACAAAACGCTGAGTCAGATTCGTGACGCCCTTAAGAAGCAATGACCAGCACGCACAAGTTCGCGCCCCGGCCACGGGGTCAAACGGCCGGTCGTCGGATACTGGGGACTATCAGTAATGGCGATGCCAGCGAACTTGGCTGGCGGGTCGGGGCACGATTTATAAGGAGGAACGATGGTAGACACGATTTGTTGGCTAATTGAAGTTGGCAAAGGTCCATATTACCTTGGCGGTTTTGACAAGGCCACAGGAAAGCCCATAGCAACCGCACAAGTTAGTAAGGCTACGCAATTCGTCTCTAAGCGGGACGCGGACGAGTGCCTTCGAGCTAATGAACTTAGGAACTCGGCCGGAGGTAAGGCTGTGGCGCGCGCGCATGGATTTGCAGACTAACCAGACACGATTTACAGGAGGCGGAGAATGGGCGACGCTTACGAAGCAATAGCGAAAAATGCGGCCTTGCAACTCGAAGGCTTTAACAGATGGTCGTGGCAATCGCAAATCACCGTTGTCCGTGAAACAGTAAACGCCGCCCGCCACGAAGCCCTGGTGGAGAAGTTGCCCTGTGGACATCCTGCCTCGTGCCTCATCCATAACAGCTTGGATGCACGGTCTATATGGTGTGTTTGGTGTGCCGACCGCAAGGCCGTGGCGGAGGCGGCGAGGGAGGCGGGCCGGCAACGGGTCTATGACTTTATGAGTCTGACCCAAGAAAAATTCACCGCGAAATACGGAACTTCGGTCTTGGAGAACGCTGTTGCCAATCTCGACCTCTCCAAGATTCTCGGGCAAGGCGCAACCAGCGCGAAGGGAGTGAGATGAATATTACCAAATTGTATCCACTCAAAGCCGTGGCCGCAGTTCTACTAGTTGTACTGTCAATCTGGGCACCCATTCCGTGGTGGTATAAACTTGGCGCGTGGATATGGTTTCTTGGGACCGAGTAGGCCGCGACCGACAGGGGTGAGTGAGCACTGGGTAAATTGTGGCAGTCTACGTGGACAACATGAAAGCCAAGTTCGGTCGGATGCAGATGTGCCACATGATAGCTGACACGTCCAAAGAACTTCTTGAGATGGCGGACAAGATTGAGGTCAGCCGCCGATGGATTCAGAAACCGGGTACGGCACAAGAACACTTCGATATCTGCAAGAGAAGGCAGGTGCTGGCGGTGGCTTATGGAGCAGTCGAGATTGGCAGTGTCGAACTCAGTAGGAAGTTGAAGCGCAAGTCCACCACCTGTGAATTTTGTGGAGGGATAGGTTTGGTGCCTCCATACACAATCTGCCAAGCCTGTCTTGGCACAGGCAAGCGCCCAAAGGAGAAACGATGAAGCGCACGGCGAAGCGTCCCACGAGAGAAGATAAGTTCTGGGATTTCGTAGAGCGTAACCACCAAGAGGTTTCTAAATGGCCGCAGTGGATGAAGGGTGGAAATCCAGTCCCCGAAGGCCGACGCCCAGGAGGGAAACGTGCGTAAACCAACCAGGGCGCAAGCCGCTGCGAGGCGTTACATTAGGAAACACGAATTAGACATCCGGCTTCACGCACTCGCAACGTTGGGGTGGCTGTTATGCCCTCCTGCCGCCAAGCCGGGGCCGAGGAGGAAGAAATGAGCGAAGCGTTTGAGAAAGCGTTCGCAAAATTCTTTGGCACTAAATACGACGAGCTAACCGTTGACCCCGAGTATAAGTTTCGTAGTGGCTGGGACGCCGCCATGCTCCACGAGCACGATAGAGCAACGAGGTACTTCCAAAAGTTGACTTGGAACGAGCGGGACATTCGAGCGTTCTTGGATTGGAGAGGACGATGAGCGAAGAAACTATTAAGCAAGCATGGCGAGATAGCCATTTTGCGGACGACTATCCAATCGGTAAGCGGTTCGAGGAATTCAAATCTGGCTACGCCTGTGCTGCTTGTGTCTTGGTCCACTGCACCGCCATCGCCCACGGGCGGGAGTTAAACCCCAAGTGCGGGCATCTGATGGCGAATGTTGTAAGAAGGGCGCATAAGCACACGGAACATTGCCCCGGAGATTGTGAAGTCTACATTGAAGGCTGTCTTACCTGCGAAGCCGTTGCCAAGGTGGTCGATGAGAGGTTGATGGAGTGCGGGCATCGACGGCTGGACTGGATTGTCTGTGATGGTTGCGGTGGAGATGGTCGTGAATGCACAAAGTGCCAC